AGCAACGTGAGCGGAAGACCTACGAAAGTCAGTCAGTTCACCAACGACAGCGGCTACATCACCTCTTCGGCAAGCATCACAGGTAACGCTGCGACTGCTACGAAATTGCAAACGGCACGAAACATTGCTTTGGGACATGATTTTCGAGGCTCGGCGAACTTCGATGGAACAGGAAACATCACCATTAATGGACATATCAATGCGGCTATTATCAGTCTCGGCTCGACAGACCCTAGTCCTTTCAAGAGGATTGCGCACGTTCAAGTTTCGGGTAGTTGTAACGATAATGCACTGTTGTTGTATCTCAGCCAAGGTTACATTGGTGGCTTTTTCGGAATATGTAGGGTGGAGTTCAGAACAAATGATGTAAGTGAAGCTGGCTCGGCTGTTGCATCTGTAAAATGGTTGTTTCGCTATGGCTATGCGACGGATTACGTACAGGTAGGATTTTACTCAGCAAAGCATAACAGCTACATGGATGTGTTCGTAAAGACCACTGGCGGTTATCAAGGAACGGTTATAAGATGTTTGCAAGATTCAAGAGGTGGCATAAACTCAAACGTCTCTTTGTTGAAGGCGACAGCAACCACGGAGGCATATACTTCCATAGAGGCGGCGGCAACGGCACTATACAAACTTGCATACACAGCCATTGTTAAAGGTTCAGATGCTGGAGCGGTGAACTATGCTAACAGTGCTGGTAACGCTGGCACCTTGGACGGCATCCACGCCAACGGATTGTTCACCAACCTGTCCAACAACGGCAACAACTTGTCCATAACCATTGGCGGTACAAACAAGACGTTGACGGTGGGCTATGCTACGAAGGCGGCGCAACTCAACACCGCTCGCACCTTGTGGGGACAGAGCTTCGATGGAACAGGGAACGTGAACGGTACGCTCATCAATACCAACTCGGCAGGATCGGAAACCATCATCAGGTGCTCGAACACCAACGGGCAGATAGACTTGCTGACAAGTGTCAACAGAGGTGTCTATGACCGCACAAAGACAAGGTGGCTGATTGGCACGAATGGAGCGAACTCATGGCTTGATTGCGGAAACGTGGGAATCGGTACTAACGCACCTGCATACAAACTGGACGTGAGCGGCGATGCGAGGGCAACCAACTTCCGTGGTGCTCTTGTGGGCAACGCTGCGACTGCTACGAAGCTACAGACGGCACGTACAATATGGGGGCAGTCATTTAATGGTACGGCTAACGTGAGCGGAAGCATTACAGGTGTGAATAACATCACGATGAGCAACAACTCATACCTCTATGGAAAAAATACTGGTGGTACGGCAATCCAGTTGATAGCAATGGCTAGCTGGAATAGCGTAGATATTGGTAGAGGTGCGCTTACCTACGGATATACAACGCAGGTGATGGGCAAGACTGTAGCCCTTACCGCCTCTGACGATAGCGGAAAGAACGTGAAATCGGTGGAACTCTCAACCGCCAGGCTTTATTCTAATGTAAATATAGAAACAGAAGGGGGGCTGCTTGCACATGGAGGTGTCACTGCCTACTCATCCTCAGATATACGTCTGAAGCAGGATTTGCGGAAGCTGGACTACCTGGGTATCATCAAGGCAATGGGTGGCACGTTCAGCTTTGCTTGGAAGAAGGACAATACAAGGTCTATCGGCTGGATTGCCCAGCACGTCTTGTGCAACCCTCACTTAAAGGACATCGTTGAGACAGACGAGAATGGCTACTTCAAGATCAACTACTGGTCTCCGAAGCTGATTGCAACGGCATTCGGTGCTATCGAGCAGGTGGGCGATGAGGTCAGCAGGTTGAAGGCTCGGGTGGTCTTCCTCGAATCCGAGGTTCAGCGATTGAGCGGAAAGCAGGACGGCAATAACAAGAAGAGATTAGATAACAAGAATATTAATTTATTAAATTAGTTAAGAAAATGGAGAATTTAAAGATTAACAAGAAGAGTGAACAGACAACCGCCACTTACATCAAGGGCGGCTATCGAGTAGAAATCACCTACAATGTTGACAAGACGGGTGGCAACATCGACAGCATCGATATGAGTATCTATGGTGATGCAAATGGTAACTATCTCGGCAACGCGAACGCTAGCTCCAACGGCAGCGAGCTGATCTACAGCATCAGCGGCATCCCTCAGAGCAAGCTCAGTGAGGTGTCAGCATTGATAGCGGAGGTTGATTCCGCTATCGCTACCAATATGGCTAGCGAGGCAGCAGAGTAAGTATCGTGAGTATTAACGCAGGGTGGCTCTTATAGAGCTGCCTTGCCTAGTGTTTTAAGTTTTAAAGATTAAGCGTATGGCATTAGCAAACGGAAAAATAACGGCTCCAGTCAGCGTTGATGACGTGAAATCTGTTCTCGGAGAATCCAGCAACGACCTTGCTGCGCTCTGCAAGTCATCAAAGATTAACGTCTGGGCGAAGTACAAGCCTACGGTATTCCCCTCTCCCTTTCCAGATGACTGGTATAAGGCGAAGGATGGCAACTACGGCATCAATATTACGGTAGAAAACGGCAAGAGCAACTGGAAAGACCTTGTAGCGGAATATTCGAAGGTAAATAATGGATATAGCACTTTATATGATAAGCCTACAGGCGGTGCGTCTTCTCCATTCCGCCTTGGAGATTTCAGAGGCTACTTTCATAAAGCCAATCCCGAGGTGAAGGATTATCTATCCACCAACGTGTTCATCCGTGAGAGTGATACCAATCAGATACTCACTCTGTACAATCCAGTATCGGTAGATGGCTTGCAAATAAGCTACTTCGACTTTGCTGCATTCAAGGATAAGTACTTCGGCTACATCATCACCGATAAGAGCAAGTCAACCCTCATGTTCATCACCACCGCATCCAGCGTGGGAACATTCACAGTGCCGCTGCCCAAGAACGCCCTCCAGGTAGGTGATTACCTTGCCTTTCCGATGTTCTGCTCATTCAACTATTCCAGCGTCCACACCCTTCACCAAATGACTTGTTACGCCATCCCGAACCTCGCAGGAGGCAAGCAGCTCTCCATCATCAGCCAGTCACAAGCCGTGGCAAGCAATTTTGCACAGATTACGGCAAGAGAGCAGCTTGGCAGAATCATCGTAACGCTGAAGATGAAGGAGAATGCCAGCCAGGTAAACAACGTAACCGTATATTGCGTATATCAGACTGACCCGTCAGCCGGTCAATCTATGGTGGCAGGAGAATACTACAATACCATAGGCACGATGAAGGCTGGTGAAACTAAAACGGCAACATTCAGGAATTTAACCAGCGGCAAGTCATATAAGATATACGTGATAGCCAACGGTGTATGGGTTGCCAAGGGGCTTATCCCATTTGTCAGCAGTATTGACCCTGATTTGCAGTAGATATAAAAAAAGTGTAACTATATTAAAAATAAGAAAGAAATATGAGTGTAAATAACGGAAAAATCACCCCCCCCATATCCATCGATGATGTTAAGTCGGTGCTGGGAGAATCGAGTAATGATGTTGCCACATTGTGCAAGTCCGCCAATATCAATAAATGGGCTAGATATAAGCCAGTGCATATCTTGAATACCCCGTTTTGCGACATAAAGACCAGCTATCGCGGGACTGCTGGAAACTGCGGTATCACCGTGCCAAGTGGAGGTACGGTAGAAGCTATTATAGGCTATTACAACAAGAATGACAACGGCTATGCCTATACCCTTCCGTCTGGTGGAGCAGCATCACCCTATCGTCTGGGCGATTTCCTAGGATACAATCATAATGCCTATGCCCCATTTTCCTCTCTGTTTGTAAACGGCACTAAGTTCGGGGTTACAGATAAGATTATGGTAAGTGCAGGTTATTATTATCCATACCTGAAAGCCGATGACTGTCTTCTGCTGGAAGACTTCAGCAGTCTAGAGAACTGCTATTTCGGGGCTGCACTGGTAAAGGATGGCAGCGTAGCCTATTGCTATACGATGGATAAGGTGATAAAGGGAGTAGAAGACTTGGAGGTTACTTTTGCGAAAAGCGGTAACTGGGTGCAGGGAAGTTATAGCATCGTGCCGTTTTTATCTACAGCCCGATATAGCTCCTTGCAGACGGGAAGCACGATGGCAGGTACATATTATCCTCTGCCTGTGATGAAGCCCAAGACCGTAAGCATCGTCAGCACATCAGAATCCGTCAGCGTAAGCGTAACCATTACAGCCACCTACGCATCATCCAGCAAGACAACCGTCACCGTATCTATCAAGAACAACGGTAAGGAAGGTCTCAAGGATGTATATGTAGATTGCCGTCTGTCTGCCGTCAAAGATTATAATGATGGTTTGGTTATTGGTGAGGACAGCAAGGTGATAGATACCATACTGGCAGGGCATACAGAAAGCGTAACATTTACCAACGTGGGTAATGTGGTCTATAACGGCAAACTATGCTTCTGTAACTGGGGAACTTGCCGATTCAAGAACCGCACAATCGTTAAGAGATACCATATTCTCTATGATGGAGATGAATAATGGTCAGGATGTAAAATATAAGTAATTTAAGTATTATAATAATTCCTCTTATATCCTTGCATATACAGAATATTTTTCGTATCTTTGCGGAAAATATAGAATATTATTTTAAATAAAGAATAGAACAAAATGAAGAAGATTAAGACAATCGAGGCTGTTGCAGCCTACAGAACATTGAAGGCATTGAAGACATCATCTATGAGCGATGATGCCGCTATGCGAGTTTGGAAGAATATGAAGGCACTGCGCCACGTAGCCGATACCTACGATAAGGACGTGGAGGAAGCGCAGGAGAGCCTGAAGGACGATAAGTTCGAGGAGATGCAGCGCAAGCTCCAGGAGTGCCAGCAGTTGGAGCAGAAGCACGCCGATGAGGGCTACGAATATTCCAAGGACGATTCAGCCAAGTTTGCGGAGGTTAATGAGTACTTCTTCAATCAGAAGCAGAAGACCGAGAAGTACTTCAAGGAACTTGCCGACAAGGAGGTAGAGGTAGCCATCGAGGCAGTTGACGAGAAGGAGTTGTTCAAGGCTGCCAAGGATTGCGGCTTGAAGTTCGCCGATATGGAGAGCCTGGAGGTTGTGATAGGATAAACACTGATAAGTAGATATAGAAATAGCGTTAGAATTTGGCAAGAAAGCCGTTCTAACGCTATTTTTGTGACTTATTACTTTCAGATTGTTACTTTTTATAAAATTTAACTATAAAATATTGCGCAAAATGAACGGAATTGTGCAAAAAGCTGTAATTTTGTGGCAAATTCTTTCTTTTAAGAACTATAATTGCATCAACAACTAACAAAAAAAGGAGGTTATATGACACAAGAACAAGAAGCCGAAGTCCAACGGTTGATAAAGGACGTAGATGTTACTGAGCTGATGGGTATGCTTATGAAGCATGGTAACCGATATTCCAGAAGAATCTTGAAATTCTTTCGCTGGTTCTGTAAGTACGTTCCCATCACCATCATGGTATTCCATGCATACGGAATGTGGGATTTTAGCCAGCATCCTCGTGAAATGTTCATAACAAACAATGAGAATTTTCCCTGCTATCTCTTCATTTACTTTATGGTTTATATTTTACCAATGATTTTGATATTAGCAAGTAGATTCTTCTTCTTGTGCTGGCGGTATCGTATTCCTTTCTTTTATTTCTTTGGTGTGAATGCTGCTCACATCGTTGAATGGAGCTGGTACACAACCAAAGATATGATAGATTCCTGCTTTACTGTTATGGTAGTGACGGTGTTGTTCTACCTATACGGATTTGCCGAAATGTTTATCAATAAGACCAAGTTAGGAAGAAAAATCTGCGCATAAAGGAGATTTCTGAGAATTTTTCACAAAAATGGAGGTAATATGGGAAAGATATTGAATTATAAGATACTCGGAACAGCTTTAAAGTCGCTGAGTGATGCTTGCTTTAAGGCAGATGAGCAACAGCGAAATGGAGAGAAAGTCACCGCTTGCGGAATGAGCGATGATGATTTGGATAGATTGTGTGACATCATTCCAGATATGCTCAATCCTATGATGAGCACCGAGGAGGTCAAGGAGAAACTGCACGTTTCTGATGCTACACTTAACAGAATGGTAGCGAGGGGCGATATACCAAACGGAGAATGCAAGAAGCGAGGGCACACCCGATATTGGAAGAAGTGGGATATACTACACTTCATAAAGAGCAAGAGAAAATTATAACGTATGAAAGCCCTATCGCAGCACGGATAAGCGAGTATATATGAGTATTATGGATTTTATGTTTCAGACTTTGATTATAGTAGCGATGCTAGTAATCATCAACAGCACGTTCATTGCTTATCTGTACCTTTCCTATAAGTATAAAACGATAGATAAGTTCTTTCTATCTTGGGTGACATCATCAACTATGATATTGATAATGTGGTTCGGAGTAGGATTGTATCTGTATCTACAATGACAAGTTCGTAGCCCGATACACCTTATTATGTATAGGATATATCGGGCTATTCTATTAAAAAACATTAAAGCACATATATTTATGTGCTAAATATTTGCATATTTGATTTTTTCTTATTATCTTTGCGAACGTAAATAATACAATAACTTAAAGTACAGCAAGATATGAAGAAAATTAATTTTTTCCCGAGAACAAAATCAGAGGCGATGGAAATTGCTAATGAGTACATCGCAAGTAAGGATGGTCTTGCTTATGATATGGATATGAGTGTAGATGAAGCAAAGGCAAATGCTGAGATTGTTTGTAAGAACCTTACTCTTACAGTCAATTGTGATGGGGAGTCTCCATTGAAGCTCTATTATAAGATTGAAGATTAATTATAATACAAGCCCTCGCCAACACGGATAAGTGCAATCAATATGAATAATCAGAAAGTATATGTTGTAATTTGCAACAAAATAATAATTAATATTTTCAGTTCTAAGGAAATAGCTTTTTGCTCCCTTCCTCAAAAAGATGAGTTTACCGAAGTTACTCAGTCTGTCCGTACTTTTGATGAAGAGGAGGCGATGATTCCTACAAAAGATAATTTCTATTTGGATGCACCTATCTATGTTCATGTATCAGAGCATACGGAATATATGATGGGGTTTCCAGTAGAGTATAAGGAAGAAACTTCTATCTATGAGATTAAGGAGTTTGAGCTGAAATAAAACGTAATCTTTGAAATAATATTTAAATGTTATAAGATATGAAAGAAACTAAGAATGCGACAATTCGCCTTCCGCAGGAAATTGCGGATTGGCTCACTAAGGATGGCAAGTCCATCAACCAAGCTGTTATTGATACTGTCAATACCTTGCAGAGTATAAGATTAATATCTACGACAGAGCTTCGTGGTATATTCTCACCAAACGAATGGATGTTCCTTGCGGATTCATTCAACGGAACAATCATCAACGAGTCGATAAGATATAACGTTAAAATGCTTATCGCCCATTGTGAAGATTCAGTGATTTACGATTCACTCGATAAGAAGTATGATGTGGATATGGAAGTATTCAAGAAGAAACTCAGTTCCTTGCATTGTGCTAATGTTGATGCCCTTTATGCAAGAATCGAAGATTTCTGGGATAAGGACATTGATATAGAAGATTGGGCTAAGTTTTGATTGGTATAAACGTTAAAGAGAGGTAAGTGATTGCCTCTCTTTTTTTATATTTTCAAGAATTCTTCTACATCAATGTACTCAATTCCGAATTTCTCCGCACACTGTTTGTCGGAGTCCGAGAAGTCTCCTTCTTTTCCGCTAGCATCACCTATCATAATCAGCTCACTCTTCTTCCAATAAGAATACGATTCTAGCATTCCGGTATTTGGCTTTCTCATTCCTATCTCTGCTTGCGATGGGCAATACATAGAGTTGACGAATATATTTCGTCCGGTATGATTGCGAAGATATTTTTGCATAAAGCTTTCAATCGCTTTTATCTTTCCGATGAAGTCCTGTTCGTCAACGAATTGAGGGATGCCTCCTTGGTTTGAAACTATTTCCACATAGTAAAGAGTAGGGAACACCTCTACGATCTTATCCAAAACCTCTTTCCGGATTTTGAAATCTGTCACATCTATTGGAAATTTGTTTCCTGAAATAGTCTTGATAATAGTATCATCTAAATCAATGAACAATACTTTTTTCTTGATAAAATATCCTTTTCCTGTCATATCTTTGCTTTCTATATTGTTATTTAATAGCTATGTTATCTAATATAGTGTTCGAAAAAACACAGTTGTTATGGTGTGTCTCACCTTTATAATAATGCAAAGATACGACAAAAAAGACAGCCTTGCAAATAAATTAATGCAAATTTTAAAACATTATCTGTTTTTAATGAAATCTTTAATAATTCTCGTAATAGAATCTTCCTTGATCACCATAGGAGCATCGCCTTGGTACTCTATTACTTGGTTGCCACATTCCTGCCAAAACAAATTGCTATTAATACGTTCTCCATCAACTAATAGCCAATTTGAATGAAACTCAAATGAATGCATCTTAGTTAACGGAACAAGAATAAACATATTATTCTCCTTCTTGTTCACTAGTACAGACAAGTCTGAATCATCAAATGTGATGATAACTTGATTTTCATTCTCGGAAAGAACGTTGTAATCCTCGTTATAACGTTCGAAAAGATAATTTTTAATGCTAGAACAACTCATATTCTTGTAATTTTATAGGAGGGCAGATGGAAAAATCCAAGGTCTGCCCGCCAAGTTAAACTTATAAGGAAATCTTCTATAATATAGACTGGCAAAGCCATCCCATGAGATAGCATGGTTCTTCGCCTTGCATGTCTATTCCCAGATGGTTGCATATATGTGCAACCACATGGAACATTTCATGTGTGAGGCTGTTTATATACTCGCCTTCAGATGTTGACTTACAGATAAGGACGACACTTGTGTTCTTTGAAACATTTGTGTATGTCAAGCCTTTGTTTGGTGAATTGGTTGAGATGTGGTCGTATGCATCCAGCAATGGTTGCCCTTTACAATCAATGGAACTTAGTACATCTATGGCCTCATCAACCTCTTCTTGATTAACAACATGACATACAATCACATTCCAATCATATTTCTCTAAGTAAATTTCTTGTTTAATCATAATACATCATCCCATGGAATGCCGATACCGTTATGGTTGCAATCGGCATAAAATCTATTGAAAATGAATCCATCCTCTTGGTCTGGGTCATCCACCATATCCTTAATAAATTGAGCCAAAGCAGCTTCATCCTTTAAAGAGGACTTAAAGAAATCGGCTCTAGCCATGTTTGCGACATAGACAAAATCGTAATTGTCGGCATTCTCCAACTTTACGTTGTTGACTTTAAGGAGTTCCTCCACAGTGTCTTTTTCTGTAGGTTCTACTCTTTCTAACTTGCCTGTCGTTGCGTTTGTCTTGCGCATTAAGGTGATAGCCCAATCACACATCTTTTTATTGAAGTGCCATCCATTATAGCGAAGGTATGCAATCATTCCTTCGGGCTTCATGTCGTATGCATCAAGTGGTATTTTGTATCTTCCCATAACTGAAATTTTTAAGGAGGTGGAGATTTCTCCCCACCTCAAAGTGTAATACTAATAGCGATAACCGCCACCTCTGCGACCACCATGTCTTTCACCATAGCGGTCTTCATCGTCATCCCAATTGTCTCGGTAATCCGGCATTGGGTTTCTGTGACCCATTCGTCCATACTTGTCATCACCCATTTCATCAATGCAGTGCATGAGTTTACCACCATACTTAAGCATCTTCTCTACAAGTTCTGACATTTCATTTACCTTGTTTTCGGTAATTTCTATCATGTATCCCATAATGATTTACTTTTTTGTATTAACTTTCTCCAAAGCCATTGACAACATAGACTTAATATCGGTCAAAGTTCCCTTCATTCCGCTGACCTCGCTTTTGAGGTTATTGATGTCTTCTTCCTGTTGTCTGTCTTTGGCTATTTGTGGATTCAAGATGGCACGCATCTTTGCGCACTCTTCCATAACCTTTTTGTGGTATGACTCGCTTTCCACAATCTCCTTAGAATGCCGATACATAGCCTCAACTTCTGCATCCATGGCTTCACGACTTTCAGAAACCACGAGGTTCTCTGAGTTTGCGATTTGCATATTGGATGGGAGTTGTTTGAACTCCATTTGCTCATTCGGCAATTTCACGACAACATCAACGGTAGTCTCCATTGGTTGTGGGTTGAATTGCCCAGGAGTATATGTTGGGAACTTAGGTTGTGGGTTACTGACCGACACAACCTGTCCGATTTTGAGACTTGGGTTTTCACCCTTGTCAAGCACATAGAATATGCTGTTAGGTCGAAGTCCTTGAAACATAGCTTTGTAATGTTAATTGTTAAACAATACCCGTCATTAGCTGAAGGGTGTTAGTATCTCGCTCGAACCAAAACTGATAAACTCCAGTTCCTGCAATATCGGCTACCGTCAAAGGATTGCCGTTGAACTTAGTTACAGTTTGGGTTACGCCATTGGTCTCGAAAAGGATTGGCAGCGTATTTGTCGTACCTGTCGGAATAGCTTGATGTAGGTTCACAAAGATAGTTCCCCTATAGTTAGCATTCACGAAGGCGTGGTTTCTGAACGAGAAAACAACATTTTCGGTGTTCACCACCACGCCTGTAGATGCGATAGCTGCCGAGCCGTTACGATTAACCCATGCAAAAGGTCTCATCCATAACATAGCAGCCTCCTTTCTTTAACCCCAGAATCCGTTGTTGGCAGCATTCAAACCATACAGACCAGCCTGATAAGCGACACAATTAGGAACCGCAGTAAATGGGCTGTAAGGAGTAGTTACCGTCTCTGGCAACTTACACTTGATACCAGCCACCTCACTCTGCAAGCCAGCCAATACCGCATTGATAGGTGCTACAGCCTGACCCACAATCTGTGATGTCATAGCGGAAGACTTAAAGGTACTGTTCTCCTCACGAAGAGAATCAATCTTGTTCTGCATCTCACGCATCTCAGCCTGCTTCTGACCGTCAACGATGGTCTGAGTGCTCTCCTTGATAGCGTTGTGCAAGTCACAAGTCTGGCGCTGGGTCTCGTAAGCCACGTTAGAGAAGCCACGCTCCTGTCCTACGGCTACATTGTTGATGGCATTCTGCAAAGTGCCAGTCTGCTGACACATAGCCAACTTGACGTTTCCGTCCATAGCCGTAATATTGTTATTTACACGGCAGCAGCAATCAGCGAGTTGTGATGCAATCTGCATATTACCTTGCTGAAGAGCGTTGATAGTTTGCATTCCGCTCATACCTACTTGGTTGCCCACGTTCTGGACTTGGGTAGTCAAAGCAGAGATTGCTTGCTGAATCTGTCCTTCTGTACAATTGAGCTGGGTAGCGAGATTACTGAGTGCATTACGATTGCCACCGATTGCATCCATAAGCAAGGAACGACCATAGTCATTGTTGATTTCATTAGCAAGACCTGCGCCATTGCCACGGCCACCAAAGCCGAAACCATTACCGCCCCAACCGCAGAAGCAAAGGATAAAGAGCAGCCAAATGAACCAAGAACCATCACCATTGCCGAATCCGTTATTACCCTTCATCGCAAGAAGAACGTTTGGGTCAACGCCTCTCTGTTGGAGCAAAGGAGCTATCAAGCTCATCATTCCTCCATTGTTACCTGAACCCTCTGGATTAAAAACATAAGTTTTTGAAGTCTCCATAAGAATAATCTTTTTGTGTTAAACCTTAATTAAACTAACTCTATGTAACGTTACGGCTGCAAAGTTACGAATAATAAGCAAAAGGTTTAATAACTCTATCAAACTTTCTTTTATTCGCTAATAATCAAGTAGTTAAGGTGATAGGAGGTAATATCATACTTTCGAATGGGCGAAAAAACAAAGGCTTGTTTGCAAATTCCGTTTGCAGAAAACAAAAAAATGCAAACGGAATTGCAAACGGAAACTAAGCGCACACAAATTTAAAGCCAAACTTTCGTGTATAGTATTCCTCTTTCGGATGTCTTTTCGTCTCGGAGTCATAGCAGAGAATAAACGGCTCACCCTTAGAGTAGAAATAGTTATAAGACTTTCGCAAATACATCTTCGCATTCAAAGCCTTTGGGGAGAGTTTTCTTATTCTTAACCTTGTTTCTTGAGGCTTACCCGACAACACTCTAAGTTCGTCCATTTTATATTGCATATGCAACTTTCTGCCTTTATTGGCATACTTTTCTTTATTCCAATAGTTTCTCAAAGACTTGTTACGCTCTTTGCGAATTCTGTCTGCCGTTTCTGCGTTATGTTTCAATCCAAGCTTACTGACCTGTCCTAAAATTGTCGATTGAGGAATATTCGTTACTTCTGATATTTCTCTTGCCGTCATCGTTTGGTACATGTCGGAGATTTTACGGATAGTCTCATTATTCAATTTATTGTCTATTTTCGTACCACCTAAAATAGTGATATACTTATATAATGTATGTAAGGTTACACCAGCAGCCTTGGCTACTTCCTTTCGTGGGTAGTCATTGATATGGGCTTTGATGTAGTCCACCTGTTCCTGTGTTAATCTTCTTGGCATTCTTCGTCCTCCTCAAAAGAAAATCCATATTTGTTCTTGTAGTATTCCTCATTCATCCTTTGGGTGTTCCGGTCATAACCTAAGATGTATGGTTCGTCTTCAAAACCGAAATATCCATGCTTCGTTATGAGATTGTATTTGGCATGATATGCTTTTGCAGGTAACTTTGAAAATCTAAGATTCGTTTTCTGCGGAATGCAGGACATAAATCTGAGCTTTTCTGCACGCATAGTTCTTTTCCAACTTTTTACCCTCTTATTTATTATTGCTTTCTCATACGCTTTCTTTAAGTTTGCCAAACTATTCTTTTTAAGTCTTTCGACAGTTTCTTTCGAATGAGTAAGCTTTAGTCTTTTTGCCGCCTTTCCTACTGTAGATGGATGACACCCTACAATCTCGGCAATCTCTTTGACCGAATGGTTAGGATAGAGATTTATGATTTGTTCATCACGTTTCCTGTTGGGTTGTGGAACAAATCTTTTGTGCTCAAAATTACAATCGCATTCGTGCAATATCTTATATAGAAATTTTACGCTGACACCCATTCTTTGTGCCAACTTGTATCTTGGTCGCTCATTTATGTGCGTCTTAATGATGTCTATTGTGTCTTGTTCTATTATCTTCATTTTTATTCAGTTTTTTATGGTGTGACTCACCTGTATTTGCAAAGGTAATAAGATTTTATTGATAGAGCAAATAATTTAATGTGTTATAACTTTGTTTAAGGAAAAATTTAATTATTTGCACAAAAATTAATTGTGTAGTTTTCTGACTCGGCTATTTTCACATTATTATATATAAATAGCTATCTTTGCAACAAAAAACATAAGGAAATGACAGCGGAAACTATTCAATTAATACAGACGGGAATTAATCTTCTTTGCGCATCGGGAGTTATCTCCACGTTGCTGTACTATAATAGTAGAAAACGAAAGGAGGCGGCACTCGCATCACAGGAAGAGAATAAGACTATTTCATCATATGCCGATGAGTGGAAGGCTCTCTATGAACGTTCCAACGAGTCGGTCGTTAATCTTAACAGTAAAGTAGATGAATTGTATGAGGAAATCAACCAATACAGAATTACGATACGCAATCTTAGGGACGAGAAGAACGATTTGAAGCTTGCCTTGCATGAGGCACAATGGAATAGATGCATCAAGGATGGATGTCAACTTAGAACCCCACCAAGAAAGCGAGAATCCTTAGAATCGTTGGTTGAAAAGGAAGAAGATGCGATATATCGTGATAGGGAGGATTAAGTTATGATAAAGTATCTGAAATTACTCATACAAGTTAATAGCGGGCATTCAAGCAAGGCATTCTTTTTAGTGTCCGTTACTTTGATAGGTTTCTTGATGCTCCTGGTTGTCTGCTTTATCTTAGTGTGGGAAGTGGTAACTTATGGGACTATCAAGACCGATTTGATGGGGTTAAGTGCATTTGTTGGTAGTGTGGCTAGTTTGTTCGTCACGGCTGGCATTACCAAGACGATAGGGGAGAGAGGGGAACACAATAACAATAACTTAAAGACGGAGGAAAAAGACAATGGCTAAATCGGAGATTTTAAGCGAGTTCGTGCTTAGTTGGGAATCATCTAAGTACACAAACAAGCGGAGTGATAGAGGTGGATCGACAAAATTCGGAATTACTCTTGCTACTTGGAAGAAGGTGGGTTATGACAAGAATGGAGATGGAAAGATTACTGCCGAGGACGTTAAGCTGCTAACCAAGTCGGACTATGACAGAGTTTTCAAGAGGAACTACTGGGATGTTTGCTATGGTGACAAAATAATCAATCAGTCGGTCGCAAACCTTCTTGTAGATTTCGCATACAACAGCGGATGTTCAAAGGCCATCCAGAAGATACAGGAAGTTGTAGGAACAAAGGTGGACGGCATCATGGGCAAGAACACCTTGGCGGCTATCAATAACTTCAATCAAGGACAGTGGGTCTTGTTCGACAGTCTGAAGGTCGCTAGGATTACCTACCTTAACGACATCGTGAAGAACGACCCTAAGCAAGAGGTAAATCTGAAGGGTTGGCTCAGACGTGTCGGGAACATCAAGTACGGAAAGCTCGTCTGCGATGATGGACGTGTAATAAACAGCTAATAACACAAAAATAGCTCCATCGTTCTAGTCGGTGGGGCTATCTTCGTTAAAGTCCTAGCTTGGTGGTTATCCAAGAGCCTATTGGAACATTTTCCTCCTTGGACTTCTGCTTTATATAGTCCACGGTTTCCTTTGGCATCCTTATGCAAAGGTTCACGTTGTTCCCTTTCTTTCGTCCGCTTCCAGCCCTTGCACCTCCTCTGTTACTTTTCTTGTTATCCATATCTATTTTGTTAAGAGCCTTACGTTTGCTAGGGTGGTACTTCTATTGGAAACGAAAAAGTGCTCTCGTTCTAATTTATCCCTAACCAAATTGTCTATTTCTCCCAATTTTTTCTTGCATACATTAAGTCGGTTCGTTAAGTCTTTGACTTGTCCATCTAGTTTCTTGAATTGGAGGGCGGTATCTTCGGGCTTACAAACTTTGCTTATGTTCGCTATAATAGCTTTCATTGCTTTGTTTTCTTCTACCAGCTTGTCGTAGTTGCGAAGAATGGGAAGCATCTGCCACTCATACGGAATATTGTTTTTTGTCTTACTCATATAGTTTTATTTTAAAGTTCAACACCTCGCCATCTCTTGATGGTACAAAGACTCTCGAAATTATCAATATACACTTTGTCCTTATTGAAGTGGGCTTGTTGTATTTAAGATTGTGCATCTTCTTTGAGATAATCAGATGATGCTTGTAACATCTTGATTGTGTTCTCAACAACCTTGTGGGCATCGTAGTCTGATCCTGCCTCGTCAAGAGCTTGCTTGTTCATTCTGATAAGCATCTCTAGGAACGTGGCACATTCATCCTTTGTTGGTGCATTGACGTGGATAGGTTTTTGAACCGTCTTCACGAAATAGTCCATACCTTTCTTTAATAAGGTTCTTATCTCGTTCATTCGGCTATTTTTTCCTATCATCTGTTGTATCTGGATACGGCAACTCACACCACGTTTAGGATAGCCTATGCGGTAATCATCGCCAACCTCTTCCATCTCTCCGTCCAGATAGTCAACCTTTGCAATAAATCCGTTGTCCTTATCCGTGCAAACTAGGAAGTCACATTCTCCTCGCTTGTGATTGCGAGTGTTGTCAATGATGAAAAGTGGTATTTCTCTCTTTGCCATATTATAGAGTTTTTTGCAAGTTGTTGTATTTGTTCATAATCTCTTCGAAGCAACCTTCTTTCTCCTTGATAACTTTTTTCAAGTCTTCTTGGAAGATAGTTCTACACCATTGCGTGCCATCCTTAAAGTAAATGTTAAGATGGCTTTGGTCTCCATTATTATAGAAATTGTATGTTTTAATCTCTTTCATATCCGTAAATCTAAATAGTTATGCTTTTTACAACGTATGCAAACTTCATCGTATCATAGGCGTTATATTGGATAAGTCGCATAGAGATTGCATATTCATTTTTTAAGAATAGATAACCTTCTGCTATAATAGATTTTTGTACTTCTAGGCTCTTGTCTGGATTGACCATCTCTATAGCCTTGCATCTACTCTCAACTACAGTGAGGTCTGTATCAGATAGCATTTTAGTTATTTCTTCTTTGGCTGTTTCTTCATCCTCATACTTAAAATTGTTTTTAGCGAGAATGCGATTAAACATCAAATCTGTTGTCAAGCTTAATTCTTTCATATCCGTAAGTTTAAATGGTTATTATGCGAACAAAAGGGCACATTGAAACTCGTTCTCGAAACGCTCTCTTGTGTAGTCTGCGAAGCGCTCGAACTTGCCACCTTTTGCGAACTCCTTAGCATCTGCAATGAAGTTACACTCCTTAATGATGGACTTAGCTTGAACTTGCTCAAATCCGAACTCGAAGAACTCACGCATTCTTTTTTTATTAGTTGTTGCCATATTCTTTTCGCTTGCCGTGATGCGATAGGGCTTAATTGTTAATAATACAGTTTCTGAAGGTGTGTCTCACCTTTCTAATTCTGTTGCAAAGATACAAAGAATATTTGAAATATGCAATAAAAAATCAAATCATTTTCTTTGCTTTAACGTCTTTTGGCTATAATAGTAGGCTTGATTACATTCGTTAACAGAAAATGGCTAGTTTTTCACTTATTCGGGTTTTGGAAATAACCCAAATGGCTCTTTTTGTGCCATATATAATATAATTTGTACCTTTGCACTCAAAAAGGAGGTTGATATGCAACTAAGATTTGATTGGTGGCGTTGGCTCGTTACCATATTGGTAGGTTTCTTCATCATGCTTATGATGTACGGATGCCGGACGACAAGATATGTAGAAGTGGAAAAGGTGGTGCGAGACACTACTACTTATGCTCACTGGGACTCTATCGTCAATGAAAGGGTCAGGCTCATTCAGGATAGCTTACTCTCTTACCATTGGGAGCAGACCGAAAAGCAGGTTAAGGATTCCACATACATAAAGGATGATGTCAAGACAAGGGTAGATGAGAGTGGTAAAGTGCTAGGTAAGGATTCTATTCACATAGAGATTAGATACAGGGATAGCAAGGAACTATCCAAGGTTCGTGATAGCCTTATTCATTATAAGGAGATAGCAGAGCGAGCAAGTATATACAAGGCTCAGAGGGATAGTCTCAACAGAGAGTTGAGTATTGTCCAGACCAAAAAGGAATATATCGAGAAAGACTTGGCGGGATGGGACTTATTCTATTGGAAATTCGGAATGATTTCCTTTTGGGTCGTTTCCTTGACGCTGGTAGCAATGATTTTCTTTCTCACGGTAAAATACAAGAAAAAGTTTTTTCATTAGGTTGGTTTTTAGTTATTAGGGTTTTAGATTGGTTTTTAGGTAACAACTTGTGGGGCAGCTGCCAGTGATGGTGGTTGCTCTTTTTTATATCTTGAAAATGCATTAGAGTGTGAAATGTCAAAAATGCAAGCGATTTAATGCATTTGTAGTTTTATATATGTAACTAAATATGGCATTCTGTGTTAAGAAAGCATAATACCTGTAATTCTGTGCATTAAAGCCCTTGCAGTTTGAAAACAAATTAGTAACTTTGCAACGTGCTTTGTTGGTGCTGACCCGCTTACAAGAATCAATAAGATTTCCAGTGGCGAAAGCCATACTACGATAATCCTTACCTAGATTTCGGGGTCAGACGAATGAAGGGTAAGGATTTCTTTTTAGAATCCTTGTTTTGAGTCGAAACATCCTTAGATAGTTCTAAGTTAATAATGGGCTATAATTGTTGGAGTAGGCGAAACACAGATAAGTTAAATAAATAAGGAAACGAGTTCTTATGCATCAGATTAGAATTGGTATCAAGCAAGCTAAAATTGCACTAGGCGATAAGAATCGCTTGGTGGGATTTTGTTTTGCCTTAAAGATAAAATTTTTATTCCGTGCATCAGACCTTCATTTTAGATCTACAAACCAAGCAGCTAAAGTGATGGGCTACAACAAGAAAGATTTCAAACAATATTTGGATTTATCAGTTAAATTTGGATATTGTAGAATCGAAACTAATAAGTTCGGTGTGAAGAGAATCATAGCGAACAGGTTGTATGACAGTTTCCAGTACAGCTACAAGACAAGACGATGCGAGATAACCAAACTAACCTTGCCTCAGTTGAGAAGTCTTTTGTGTGATGTCGTTGTGAGCAACAAAATCAATGTCATTGAAAATGTCTCCAATACGCATTGTAGAGCCGTCAATGGAAATACGATTAAAAGTGTACGTAGTGCCAAAAAAACGGAAGCTCGTATGTTGGAAAGACCATTCAATGAAAAGTACACAAGTTATTCATACGCCAGAATGATGAAAGATACTTGTTCGACTAGATACCAAGTAGGGAAGACTATCAAGAAGCTTGTCAAGTCTGGTGCCGTAAAAAAAATAGTTCAATGCACAGAAGTCGGAATAGACGCATGTGCTTGTACTAATAATTGGCATTACTATGATGCGTTTGGAAATCTAATCATCATTTCGGCAAAATATCGAAAGGGGCAATTACGATGCGCAAACAAATACAAAGTTCTAAAGAGCCAAGTATCTAAGTCGAAGAGCGGAACGAACCCAAAAATTATTGAGCGAAAGATGAAGTGGGTAAAAAATCGAACGTAATAATAGTAGAGAGAAAAATCTATAAATAACCTGCGTGCGTAAGGGAGCTTGTAGAGGTAAGGGGAATATACGTAGTATATTTCACTTACGTATATAAACTACTCATGCGTGTGTGAGGTTGATTAAAGAAACAAGGAAAAGAAAGAAGCTATGGGAGAAAGAAAACAGAAAGAGGGCGATGAGCACAGAAACGTTGCAAAACCAACTTATGAAGAGTTTGCAATGTATTGCTCGATGGCAGGTTTTATGAAAGACAACCTAAAGTGGCTTTATGGTCGCTTTGATGATGTCGGATGGTTGCTGCCAAGCGGTAAAGTCCCTAAGAAATGGGAGGATTTGGTCAAGAAATGGAATTCCTTGAAGAATCCGAGCCAGACATACCGCAAGCATGGTTTCAAGTTCAAGACCAAGGAAGAGAAGATGCACGACTGCTACGAAGTGTGGACAGATGGTTCTGCGGTACTTAGGACTGATACCAAGCGAAGAAAGTACACTGGTGGTGCTGCCTATGTGATTTTACACGAAGGCAAGGTGTATAAGCAGGGAAACTACGGAACTATAGACACGACAATTAGCCGTATGGAGCTTTTGGCAATCATCTGTGGTGTTGGTCATTGCCCACAAGGTGCGGTTGTGACGGTTCATAGTGATAGCCAATATGCACTTAAGACTTTGAGCGGTGTTTATTCTGCACACAAGAACTTAGACTTGATGGAGAAGTTTAGAAAGCATTCCGCTCATGTAGCACACATCACTTGGCGCAAGGTGAAGAGCCATACAGGAGTAGAGTACAATGAGCTTTGCGACAGATTGGCGAACGAAGGTAGAATAGCTGCCGAGATAAAGGCAGGGTTAAGAGTTAATTCAAAAGCTTAGAGAAATGAAGATACGGACATTTGAACTATGTGCCGGATATGACTCTCAACTGATGGCTTTGGAGCGACTGAAGAAGAAATATTCTGATTTCGATTACGAGTGCATCGGATGGTCTGAGATAGAGCCAAGTGCAATAGTCTTGCATAATGCTTGCTTTCCTAGTCTGTCCGGCAAGAATTTCGGTGATATGACAAAGATAGATTGGAGCAAGGTTAAAGACTTTGACTTGCTGACATATTCAACACCTTGCCAGTCTGTTTCGCAAGCCGGAAAACAGAAAGGAATAGAGGAGGGAAGCAATACACGATCCTCTATCCTTTGGTTCACAAGAAACGCCATTATTACCAAGAGACCGAAATACCTCTTAATGGAGAATGTAGAGGCTTTGGTTCAAACAAAGTTCATCGGGTTCTTCAACAAGTGGCGCAAGGAGCTGGAATCCTACGGATATGCCAATTATGCAAAGGTGGTAAATGCTGCCGACTGCGGTATTCCTCAGAACAGAAAACGTGTCTTCATGCTCTCTATACGAAATGATGGTGATAAGATAGATTATCATTTTCCGAGAAAGACAAAGCTGAAGAAACATTTGGTTGATGTCTTGGAGGAAAATGTGGACGAGAAGTACTTTTTGAGCGATGCTCTGCTATGTAAAGAGAAATTTGTACCAAATGAATGGAAAGAGCCTATGGGTGCAGCTATAAGGACTCGTTCTGAAGGGAAGTGGATAAAAGGTCAAAAGCATAGCCCAAAAGTTGAGCTTGGAAAGACTATAGCCAATACCATTACATCTGCGAGCAAGGACTCCTTGGTTGTGCTTGGAGAGACAAGGTTGCGCATTAGGCGTTTGACTCCGAGAGAACTCTTCCGTTTGATGGACGTTGACGAAGAATACATAGACCGGATGCTTGAAAGTGGTGTATCGAAGTCGAGTCTTCAAAAAGCTGCTGGAAATTCGATTGTTGTAGCATGCATGGAGAGGATATTCAAGGAACTTTTGTTTCCTGAGAGTAATGTTAAGGTCGCTGATGATGGTCAGCTATGTCTATTTTAAATATTGATGATATGATGTTTTTGAATAATAAAGAGAAAAAGGAGAAAGCAAATGCTATCTCATACAAGATTGATGAGTACATCTGGGGAAAAAAGGATTTTGTTACCGATTGCCCCTATGGTGAGAAAGGCAGATATACCAACGCCATTAATAAGGTTGGTGATTTGGGATGCAACACTTGCGAATGGCAGGTAAGGCATAACCCAAGAGCGCAAGTTGTAATGTGCTCCCATCCAAAGGAGGAGAAGAGCGATATTAAGAAACTTTTTAAAGATATGTGAAATGAATAAGGAAAAGTTAAAGAAAGATTACGAGAATGCTTGCAATGCTTACTTGGAGGCATTTTGTGAGAAGCATGAATTTTACGGATTGGATAATCCGGAGACATATTGGATTGATACAGGTGGAATAGCCAATTGCGGTGATTTAACTTTCGATATGGCTACTATTGTAACTGATATTGACAAGGAAGCTCCCGAAGAAGAGTTGTTGAAGTGGTACGATTATACTATTGAAGCTAGTGAGTTCAATTTGCCTATTCCAAACTTCGATCATTGGCTTATAGGGTGTCCAAGAACACCAAAAAAATGGTTTGAAGACATGCGAGCAAAGCGCAAGGAGATTGATGATTTATTGAAGGAGGAAAATGAAAGATTGAAAAATGGAAAAGAGTAACCTTTTTAATTATCTACAGAGGCTCTTTGATGAGGGTCTCTGTATAAACACTACCGAACTTGAATTCGGAACACTTGAAGTAACGGCAGAGAATCGAAGCCAAGGCAAGCAAATCACATTCTTTGCAAAGGGCATGGAGGATGCAAAGCAGAAAGCCATGGAGTGGCAGGCAGGGCAAATACTCTTGAATTGCGATGACTTTGAAGAGATAGTAATGTTCTTGGCTAATAGAAAGAAAATTAAAGCGGAAATGAACTATGGATAAGAATTTTAGAAGTTGCTTTTGTTGTATCCATTTCTTGGGAATACTAAATACTAGCACAGGAAATGTTTTGAAATGCAAGAAGGGTAGCACAGTGGAAGTAAAGGGGAAGCGACTGACAGAAATCGCTGCAAGATGCAAAAATTACAAAGCGTGAGGCACACGTTAAAGAACATAGTAAGACGAAATTAAGGATAAAGGTAATTGGTAACATGAGTATTTGAGAAAGTGAAAAATGTAAAAACTGTAAAATAAATGATAGAAACTATATCTAATAATTAAAATATACTAATTTAATAAAGAAACACATTAAAATGCTTGCATATTTCGAATATTCTTTGTATCTTTGCAATGTAATTAAGAAATAAAGGTTACTAATTAAAATGGTGAGACACACCTTAAAAACTGGGAATAATGACAAAGAAAGAAATTTTAAAACAATGGCTTGATGAGCCGAAAGTGAAATATTGTGGCAATTCAAATTTCACTTTGGGATATGGTGATGGCTGGGATTGGGTTAAAGATACCCTACGACCAGCTATTACGAAGAATGCGATGTTCCTTAGATTCTTAGAACATGGCATCCGTGAGATAGAAGAGTTTTTGAAATCAAAAACCGGAAAGCTGAGCGAAGAGGATTGTTCCTTGTATTCTGTTGGATATAAGGATGGAGTCAAGGATGCGATGATTGCAATTAAGAATAGATTTGAAAAATTAAAATAGGAGGTTAAATGGATTTAGGAAAGGCGATTAAAACAATTAGGGTAAGCAAGGGCTTAACTCAACGACAACTGGCTATAGCTATCGGGTGTAGCGAGACGAATATGTTGTTTATGGAGACAGGAAGAACGTTTCCACGTAAGAGTAAGATAGATGCAATATGCAAGGTGTTAGGGATTCCGATGTCTTACTTGTTGATGTTCTCTATTACACCGGATGATATTCCGGAAGACAAGAAGAGTTTGTACACAAGCATCGTAGAGCCGATGCGTAACGAATTTATTAGGGAGTTACTGCGATGAAAAGATACTTTTATTTTTCCGCAAGATTCATCAAGAATGGACGTATGGCGTATTCCGCCGGAATTTTAGAATCAGATGAAGGATATTTTGATTTCGTTAAGGCCTCAAAGGATATTGCACAAGGAGAAGGGGTTGATGTAAAAAAGGTTATCATAGTTTTTTGGACAGAGACCAATTCTATTATGAAGGATAAGTTTGAAGCTTTAAAAGAGGAGGAAAATTGGTAGAATATAAATAAAAGGATTGAATATGAGAATACGAATAGTTAAACATGTTTGTGCCGATGGAGTAGAAAGGGGTATCTTGGAATACCGCAACCATTGGTGGGAGAAGTGGAGACCATTGCACCAGGAAGGCAAGTTGGCTTATGTAGCATATATGGGGTCGAAACCTTATAAGTCTTTACAAGAAGAGTGCTTTGATATGCTCGAATTGAATGAAGAGCAGAGAAAGGTACGTGAACAGATGTTCCGCTACATATTAGATGCAGAAGAGATATATGTTGGTGCAAGAATTGGTAGCGAGTATCATATCGGTTATGATGCTGATAATGATGAGAGTATGGAGACACTAAGAAATTTGGAGGAATAGTTATGCTCGGAAAGATTTTTTCGGTTATGACCGATATTATATATCGAAGAGAGGAAAGTTTGAATCTCTTTGAAGGAAAGAAGAAACTTGATAAGGTGGTGTCTGGTCGGGTAATCAGAGAACAAATCAAGTTGTTTGGTTTCACCGTCAGGACAAAGTATTTTTATCAGATTTGCTGCCCACAAGTCAATATGAATGATACCCACGAGGTTTGCACATTGAATAAGGTAGAGGATTTGGTAAGAACAGAGTGCTATAACAAGGTCGTTGAATATTCAAACAGAAAACATCATGTCTAGTGTTAATTGTTTCAGAAGAGTTCTGTTAGATGTCGGTGGCAAGAAGACAATAATCAGTGTTCCGCATGAAATGTCCGAAACCGAAGTAAATAAGGTTATGGTTGTTACCAGAGCCTATCTACAGCAGTATGTCTATGTCGAAATGATATTGGCAGAGTGTTTCATTCAGAAAATCGAAAAGAGTATTCTGAAGAAGAAATGCGTTAGGTTTGAAGTTAAGAAGAAGTGGGTGGACTGCAAGAAGAACCTTCGCAAGGTGGTTAAGTATTATGACGCTTATGTTCCTAATGCAGATTTCAATAACGAATTTGCAATGACGTTCTATGACAAGATTAGTGGAGACTTGTATAAGTTGCGAGATAAGATTGCGGTGAGGTTACAGAACTTAGGAATTGGTGAAAAATCGGGAGTCTATGCGAATGCAATCATCCTTTATAATCTCACCAACCTTTGTCTGGGAACTTATGAGAATATCATCCGTAAGCTGTTTGAAGAATTGCACGTTAACTTAATGCAAGCGTTCAAGGATTTTGCCCCAATACTTGCTTTTGAAAACTCCTATGACTTCATGGCGTTAGTGATGGATAAGGATTTCGAGAGACTGGCAGACCATTTGATGACCAAAGAAATTCTTTCTTATTTCGACAAGGTGAGAAAAGGTGTCTTTGACGAACAGACATTAAATGAGGCTGCTATTAATGCAACGGAAGACTTAAAGGGCGATGAGAAGGATTTGCAGCGAACTTACATAGGGATTAATGACTTTATGAATAGTGACTTTCCTTTGGAGAGAACAACATCAAAGAAAGCAAGCTGATGAGAATAGGCCCAAATGAGTTATTGCCGATAGGTAATGAATTTCAGCGAATCTTTGGGGAAAGCTTTGGAAAGTTCATAGATATGCGGTTCCTTTTAGCGAGAAAAGAGTTGGTCTTCAACTTACTGAAGTTTACGGATTGGCTTGAAGAACGCTATCCAGATGAGTGTTCCATTGATGGAGTTAGTTACAATGAGGTTGTCGAGCGAAAGTTTGGCAACCGAGGTGTTAAAATGATAAAGAAGTTGATAGGATGAAGTACATGGGTAGTAAGGCTAGAATCGTGCATGAGATATTGCCGATTATGCTGGACAAGGAACATGATACGTTTGTAGATGCTTTTTGTGGTGGCTGTAGTGTTATTGAGAACGTTCCGGACACGTATCGCAGGATTGCCAACGATAAGAATAAGTATCTTATCGAAATGTGGAAGTATCTTCAGGATGGAGGATTTGTCTTCAGTCATATTAGCAAGGAGACGTATGACAAGGCACGAGACTGCTATCATGGAAAGAATAATTTCTTCACAGAAGCAGGTGTCGGACTAATTGGCTTTATGGCGAGCTTTAATGGACGTTTCTTTGATGGTGGCTATAGCGGACATAATGTTGTCGGCAAGAACGGAAAGGCAAGAGATTACATAAGGGAGCAGATAGAAAACACAATGCGTGATGTGCCTCTGTTAAAAGGTGTCGAGTTTTATAGCGGCAGTTATGATGAACTTGTGATACCGGATAGGAGTATTGTGTATAGCGATATACCTTACAAATCTACGAAAAAGTACGATGTGTCAAAGAACTTCGATTACGAAAGCTTCTATATATGGTGCATGGAAATGGCTAGAAGAGGTCATAAGGTCTTTATCAGCGAGTATCAGATGCCGCAAGAGTTCAGATGTGTCTGGGAAAAGGAAGTAACTAATTCCATTAACCCGAATATTACAAAGAGACCAGTCGAAAGGTTGTTTACAATTGATTAGAAAGAAGAAATGAAAGAAACTTATTGCTTGGAAGATACGCTTTACAAAACAAAGCGTTACTTCACTTTGGAGAATGGCGTAGTATCAGGAACAGAACTTGCACAGGAAGACTTTAATGTATTTCTTGATCTTGCAAGTCGGCTTGGCTATAAGGTAGTGAAATTATGACAAGGCGAGTAAACAAGGATTGTCCGTTCACGGCAGAAGAATTGGATGAGTTAAGAGCTGCCTTGTATAATGTGAATACATCTTTTCACTGCTGTAATGCAGCTCCGGTAGATTGGGCGGCAGGATGGCAGCGGAATGATATAGGAAAGACGAGGTAGGATTGCCATAAGCTACCAAATACCCACGTGTCAAAGCCGTGTGATGCCTTGCGTGGGGGCGGGATTGTAAACTTAGGAGTCACACGGCTTTATTTTGAAGTTTCATAACTACAAATAGCCTATCGCTAATGGTTGTTCCCTTGGGTAGGGAGATAGTTAATACCGCATCGTAAGATGTGAACACTTAAAATTTGCCGACAGCCATTGGCACAAGCCCATAAGTCAGCGAAAGAAACCCTTGGGCAAGGTTGGGAATGGTGCATAGTCTTCAAATTCGCATCTGTCGCTGACAAACGGATGAGTGGCATTGGCAACTGAAAGCAATGCGACCCTCGCAAACTTGGAGCGGATTTTCTGATTAAACATTTCGTGTACCAGGTCACTGGGGAGGTATTGACACCAACAAAGGTTTAAATTCCTTGTCATCCACTAATTTTAAAAGGTTAAATTATGAATGAGTATTGTGAGAATTTGATTTCAAATGGAGTTCCTAGCTGGATAGTAGAGGAGGCTTATAAATTTACAATTGAGCCTTTGAAATCGATAGAAGGTTTGGTAGGAATTGATAAGGAAAATAGTGAGCTATATAGAAATGTCATTATCGCAGCCTACATTGAGGGTGCTAGTGCTACATTGCTAAAAGTGCAAAGATATTATGGCGGTGAGGAACATAGTTAGACAGTGGAACGAAGCAACTGAAGGATATTCGTACCGCTTCAAAGGTGGAGATATTTTTCTCCGGTTGGTTAAGGCTGATGGTAGTTATGAATTGCGTAACCCTATAGGTTATGGTGTTCAAGTAGTCATATGCAAAGACTTGGATGAAGCAGATGCAAAAGCCAAGGAAGTGCTAGAAGCGTTTTTTGAAGACAAAGTTAACATAAAAGTTATTTGATTATGGACTTAGAATTATTGATAGATAAGATAGACTTGAGTCAAGGTGCAAGGCAGATAGCCAAGCAAGCCTTGGAGTTGGGAATAAACTGCCAAAAGGATAGTGCTTGGCATCCGGTAGAAGAATTACCTGAGCACAACAGACGCATTGTCGGTCTGACAAAGGTTCGCAAGCGTTTCAAGCATCTGAATTTCTTAGGTGAGGAATGGTGGAAGAAGTTCACGAAGTCAAACGCCATCTATAAATGGGCTTATGTTGACGATTTAGTTTGATAGTAATCGTAGAAATCCATAATGCTATTTTGTTTTAAATGTTTGCCCCATCACTATATATAATAATGTAGTGGTGGGGATTTTTGTGTTAACGTCAGCAAATTATTTGCTCATATTATTATATAGTGTTAAATACTAAAAGAAACACATTAAATAACTTGCATATTTCGAATATTCTTTGTATCTTTGCATCGTAATTAAGAAACAAGGTTACTAATTAAAATGGTGAGACACACCATAAAAACTGTAAGTTAGATATGAAACAATCAAAGTATTATATTGATTACGTAAATGACGGCATGTACTTTATCTTGGTTCGTAGAAGAGACGAAGCTATCCTCTTTTCGAATGAGCTGCTTGACAATGTTATCAACGAGGCAAAGACTCGCAACATCAAAGGTTGTGATTGTGTGATTCTTTAACTTTGAGGATTAGTTATGAAAAATAATTCTATCTCATTCAGCGAGTTGGCTAATTTCAACGATAGCAACTCTTGTGTTATGGTTGCCTTGATTATTAATGATGAAGGCGAAGTTGACGAAATCAATGAATATCTTGCTAATGTGCTTGGATTTTCCAAGGGTAAGAAAATCATAGGCTATCATCATATTGATGGCAATGACAATGGACGCAGTGACTATCTCTTTGAGTTTGACCATCCGGAGATTGCTTTCAATCCTATTGCTAGGTTAAAGTTTCCAGATTTGAAATGGACTAGTGATTTTGTAGATAATTTTGAACTTGATTATTTAATATAAAGTAGATATGGAAAAGAATAATGCTTATGTAGAGGTGTTGGCAAAGATTGCTAGCCTCATGGGTAAAACAAAGGAGTCTATTCAGATGTCGTCTTCAAATACTCATACGAGTATTACGATGTTTGCCGAAAACAACAGTAAGATAATTGGCAATTGGTATTTTGATTCATCCGATAGCAAGGAGTTGATGAATGCCTCGTTCAATGGTCTGAAGGCTTTGGTTGAGTCTCTTGAGCACAATAAAAGCAATGACGGACAGGCAGCGTAAGTACATTGAAAGTCTTATCAAGAAAGTGTTTCGTAATGCGGATTCGCAGAGCGAAATACTTTCCAGATTGGATAGGGTTAAGATTTCAAGCCAACAAGCTTCAGTAATGATACATGCATTGAAGTTAGAGTGCAACATCGGTCGCTCCGTTCCGGCATATATGTTAATGGCAAACAATCTAAATCCAAGAATGGATGAGTTTTTTAATATATTAGGGTACGATGAATGACGTATTCTTCAAGAAGAAAAGAAGTTGATATGAAAAAGGTAATTATGATAATTTCCGTTGCCGCCATTTTGGTAGGTTGCAAAGGTAAGGGTACAAGAGTCCAAATCTCGGATTCTGTTGACAAATTCAATGTCGAGAAATTGTTTGTTGTTGATAGTATAACAGTGTACAGGTTTTATGACCAAGGAAATGCTATCTATTTCACTAACCGGAAAGGTAGGGTAGATGCAATACATTCCGAGTACAATCCGGTTACTCGCACATACAATGACGAGGTTAACGAAACTTTATGTGAAGGAGATTGAAAATGAAGATACGATTAGCTAAGAAAATATTCTACAAGGAAAGTGCTAAATGGCTTTTGAAAAGAGGTTGGACTGACGGTTATATAAGTCCTAATACTATAAAATATGTAGTAAGAAAGTTAGAAAAACTCACAAAGTTAAAACTTTTATACTACTTACATAATAAAGTTGAAGAAGATTACTTTATGATAAGGAAGGAGGTGAACAATGACTAAATGGTACTCTGCAAAAGAAGCTCCAAACTACGAAGAATGGATTCTTACAGAATGGTATGATGGAGACGATGGATGTATTAAGTACGAAGCTGATTATCTTTACTGTTTTGTTTATTGGAAAGATTATGTAAAGAGAAACAACATCACAAAGTGGTGCTATATTAAAGATATAAAAGATTAGGTATATGAAAGTACTTAAGAAGATTTTTGGTGAGCATATTTTCGATAATCGAAATAAAGGCTTGTAGTGTTAGTTCGAATTTAAAGAGGAGGTTTGATTATGAAATTATCTGAAATAGAATTAGATTTTTTGTATGAGAAATCTTCCGAGTTGTTTAGAGATAAAGTAAAACAACGAGGGGAAGATTATGAACATGATAATAGATGCGCTTGTCCTGAAGCAGTTCGCAGAACTCATCTACGAACTCTCGCAAGAGAATCTATAGAAGATGTTAAGATTTTAATTGAAGAACTACGTAATAATGGTTATGAAGCTTAATAAAATGGTTTTAGATAAGAAAATAGAAGAAGCCAAAGAAGAAATCTATGAAGATAGGTTTCTGTTAAATGGCGAAGATGTAATCTTCGATAATGATGCTAAGGAAGAAATGTTCGTCAAAGAGGACATCAAAGAAGCTATTGGACTAGGTGCTAAGTGGGCTATCAATGAGTTTATTAAATACTTGTGGCATCCAAATACAGAAGAGCCAGATAAGAGCAAGAGCGATATTATTACCCTTGGTTTTGAAAACGATGCTTATCTACAGTTTAAAGAATCCATTCTTTGGAATGAGGAATCTTGGAGACATTCGATTAGCAGATGCCAAATCAACAAGTGGGCTTATTTATCTGATATACTGCCAAAGCAGAAAGGAGGTGAGCAATGAAAACATTAGTATTAGATATTATGCTCAACGGAAGATTTGTCTGCACATTGAAGTATAAATATTGTGCGCTCTTCCCGATAGATTTTGAAGAATTAAAGAAGTACATCCTCAAAAAGAGACCTACTTTGAGAGGTAAGGACTATAGAATTGCGTTTTGATTATGAAAGAGCTTAAAGTTGGAGAAAGAGTTACGATTGAAGCCGTAGAGTCCTTTGGGGATAGTGACCAATGTAAAGGTTGCTGTTTTGAAGAACAATTAGGTTGCTATGAAGCTAGATGGTTTCTAGGTCAATGCTGTGGTAAAAACCGTTCAGACGGAAAGGATATAATTTTTAAAGAGGTAAAGGAGCAAAAAAGAAAAATGAAAGAAAATAAACACTCGTTAAAGATAAGTCGTAGTTGTGGTGATATTACCCTTGATGGTTATCCTATAGCTACATATTCAAATGATGAATTGAAGATTCTAAAGAACCTGCTAGAAAAGGTTCTGTGTGAAGTAAATGGATATATTCATCTTTAGAAAAGTAAAGCGTATGGCACATAAAGAATTTAGGAAACCACCTCGTTATATGGTGGGTGATATAGTTTATAGTCACGGATTTATTTGTATTGTCTGTAGCATCTATCCGTTCAATATAGATTATTCTTACGACTTGAAAGTTATTGATGGGCAAAGCTTGGGCAAAATATGTCAAAATGATATTATGCACGTTCATATTTGGGAAGAGTTTCTTAAAAAGAATGGATGGACATGTTATCGCTCTGAAGGAGAATGTTTTGGGCATAGGTGGTATAAACACCAAGAATACCCTTTCACTTTGCGATATAATAATTTCTTGGGAAATATCGGAGTATCTTTCAATGACGGAAAAGACGATACTGTTATGATAAAATGTGTAGATGAACTCCAACATATTCTTTTTGGCTTGCAATTAGATAGCAATTTAAAAATATAAGCGTATGTATTTTGAATATAGAATAGTCAAAATTGAGAAAGGTTTGTTTCTCATCGAATATAAGACCGCTCCTTATGGAGTTTGGCATGAAGTAAAAAACAAACAGTTCAAGACTAAGCCAAAGGCAGAAGCTTGGGCTAGAAAGAACTTGGTTTAATGAAGTAAAGCGTATGTTGTACGAAGCAAAACAGGGAAGTAAGGCTTATGAATACATTAAAGGTATTCTCGATGCCGAATTTGAAGAGCATCAAGCCTACATGAAAAGAGTAGAAGAAGCCGTAGGCTTCGAGTTTGAAAAATATCAGGGCTATCAGCCTAACAGAACTCTCACAAGAGAGTACGAGATTACTGCTATATGGGTTCTTTCTGAGCGTTACGATACGCTAGATAAGAAGGTGTGGAAGAAGATAGACGGTGTAAAATTGGAGGACGGTTACTATGTAGCTATTGCGCCTAATAAGCGATATAAGCAAGGCAAGGCAATAGCCTCCGTTCTTCTCTCCTATAAATCAGTTGCTAACCATTTCAAGGTAATGAAGGAACTGAATATAGAAGTCCCTCAAGCTAGCCGTTTCTCTATTACTCAGCTCCTCCGTCACAAAGACCGCATTTTCGTTTACTTTGATGACAGCATCAGAGCCGAGAAGCGCAACTCTGATTTCAAGGAAATCACGATAGGTGAGTATGAGGATTTCATTAATAGCAAAGATTAAAGCGTATGGATAAGTTATATATTCCAGGAGATTTGGTTTATATCCATGGAAGTCTTAGAATCATTAGCAATTGTGATGGTTACTATGCAACTTACTATGATGAAAACGAAAGCTTACAAGAAGTTAATGTTAATGTGATAGAAGATATTCCTATCACTCCTGAGATTCTAGAGAAGAATGGATGGGTGAAAGATAAAGAAGGTTACATAAACGATAGCTATCATCTACATCTATGTGGAAAGTATGATGGATATTCTGTTTACAAAGTTGTAAACGATAACGTAGTTTGGTTAACAGGCGTTAGAAATGTGTCAGATTTACAGCACCTTCTCTTCGGTCTTGGTATTAATCACGAAATGGAGGTGTAGGTATGGACAAAAAAATTGTATTATCAGACGAGGAGCTGGAATTACTCATAACAGGCTTACATTGTATTGATGAACGTAACTATAACGTTTATCGTAGAACATGTACACCTTGGAGTGAAGCTAAAGAGATAAAAGAAACTCTAAGAGTAAAACTCATAAGAGCACAACTTAAAGTTTAACGCCTTCGGGCATAAAAGATATTAGTATGAAAATAAGTGATTTGGTTAAAAGCTTAGAGAAAATAAAGGCAAAACACGGAGACTTACCTATTGCTTTTGAGATAAGCGATGATGATTGCTGTCCTATAAAGAAACTACACGTCACAAAGATATATGACGATGATAGTACAATTTCAGAAGCAGGTTTCTGTGAGGTAAGAAACTTAGGTGATTGGGAGAAGTATTTAAACATAAGCGATATGTTAGGTGGTTAACGCCTTCTGACATAAATAGTAGTAACATGACATCAGAACAAGTAGCAAAAGTATTGAGTTCTCTAGGCAAACGAAAGGTCTGCTTTCGGCATGGAGACAAAGTAGAGATAGTTAAGGGAATCAACGTAACAAATGATAACGTGATTCTGATTAGTGAACTTCCTTCGGGCATAAATAGATAGAATTATGAAAGCAAGTGAGTTGATAGAGCATTTAAAATCTTACATTGACATCACTGGTGGAGATTGTGAAATGCTTGTATTTGACAAAGCAGAAGGTGTTTCTTATGATATTAAGAATACTTCTACGGATGGTGATTATGTGTTTCTGCACATTTCATCTGATAAACACACAACAAAGACACCAGAGTAACTAACCGTCCGCAAGGATATATAAATAGATAGAATATGAAAAAGATTATTTTGGCAGCCTTAGTCGTTGCAAGTTTGTTCGCTTCTTGCTCTAGCGAGAAGACTTTTAGAAAGAAAGATGGCTCTACGATTACAGCAAAGCCTTATGGCTGGGCTAGTAAGGAAAACAAAGTAGAAGGTGTTAACTACGAGTTGAATGCTCCAGATATTGTTGCATCTATCCTCTTTGCCCCATCTGTTATTGCTCCAGTTTTGCTGACAGCTTACGATGTATGGGAACCAGTATCATATACTGAGCCATCTAAGTAATTAACCACCCTCTTCTGTAAAAGGGAGAGGGCAAAAAGAATAGAATATGAGATTAAGTGAATTTAAAGCAGGAACTATCTTAGTTGATGGTGATGGCAAAGTTTTTATCCATGATGGCTTTGTTAACGCTGATGGATATGGTGTGATAATTGGTGAGGATTCTGATGGAATGATTCAGAAGTCAAATGGTATTGGTAACTGGATGAAGGAAGGCTGCTGGAGAGAAGCAACTTCACAAGAAGTCAGTGATTTTTTCGCTAAGGTTCGCAAAACACAGAAGATTATCAATTACTAAGGAGGGTAAAAAAAGAAGAAAATATGGACTTAGTAATTACAATATTAGGTTGGATTGCATTAGGTGTTATATCTGCTTATCTGTTAGCAATAGTAGGAAAAATAATCTTTGATGCTGCAACCGCTGATTATAAGTTATACAAGCATGTAAGATTGTGTCGCAAGAGATTGCTAAGACTGCGATATGAAGATTATGCTTGGCTGTTACTCCAGTTAGAGAAAGATACGGAAGTTTTCAATCTTACTCATAACACAAGAGATTGGACTTTTGAAGATTGGAGAGAATTTTATCTTAAAAAAGCAAAGGAGGATAAGCAATGACTATAACAATACCAATGTGGCTACTATATGTCGTAGGAGGCATTGTAGCAATCGTATTATTATTTTGTTCGTATGTTGGAATAATTTTTCTGTGGGGTTTTTATAACCCTTTTAAAAAATTTAGAAAATGAGCAAAGATAAAGCGATAGTTCATATCCAAAATGAGTTAGTCTTGGCACTTAAAGAGTTGGATTGATTATGATAAGAGAAGAATTACAAAAACAATTCGGCATTGCTATCTGTGAGTATTGTCGTAAGCACATCATTTCCGAATGTAATCTTCGTAAAGGATGGGTTTGCGAGAAGAGTTATCATAAGGAAGCACAAGATGGATACGCAGCAGAAAATAACATAGAGTTGGAGGATTGATTATGACAAGAGAAGAAACTATAGAGCGCATTAAGGTAATGCAAGCATACATTAATGGTGAGAAGGTACAATATAAGAAGAATAGTGGTAAATGGGCGGATACTGAGGAGCCTATATGGAGCAATCTCATTAAATATCGCATCAAGCCAGAGTCAACCTACCGCCCTTTTAAGGATGCAGAAGAGTGTTTGGCAGAGATGCAAAAACATCAGCTATTTGGATGGGTAAAAAATCAAGGTTTATATAGAAATATAGCTAATGTCATGAGTTGTTCTATAACATTTGCAGACAATGAGGCACGTGATGTTAATTACGAGCAAGCTTTTAAAAATTATACATTTGCCGATGGCACTCCATTCGGTGTAAAAGACGAATAGTTATGGCATTTCTTTGTTGTAATCCAGATGGAAAAGAGTTCGTCTTTGCTCAAAAGCCTTATCGTGAAGACATTGGCGATGGTAAGCCTTATTGGGAAATGGACGCAGTTGACTATTGGTGTGAATTGCCAAAAGGACGAATAAAGGAATTAATAGGTCACTCTCTTACATGGAAGGATGAACCTGTTGAAAAGAATATTAAAGGTTTGAAGATATGGATATAAAAAATATCAAGTTCAAGGCTAAACGTCTTGACAATAACACTTGGGTAGAAGGTTACTTCTATGCTGAATGTGGTAACACTTACATCATCGAGGATAGGCAGAGTGAATCAATGCTTTATAGAAACGAGGCACATCAGGTTGACCCTTCTACAGTCTGCCAGTTCACAGGACTGAAAGATAAGAATAGAACACCTATCTATGAAGGGGATATAGTTACATACAAAGATAACAATGCGGAAAGAATAGGCAATATTAATTGGGATAGTAAAGCTTTCTGCTTTGGGCAAGGTCTCTTAGTTCATTACTCTTCTGAAAATATGGTCGTTATTGGCAATAAATTCGATAAAAAGAAGTAGCGTATGATAAAAAAGATATTAGAAAAAGTAGTTCAAAGACTGAATGCTTTAGCCACAAAGGTTTTTAAGGAAGAGACTTATCCTTATCCTCCTCTTTCAAGAAGAGAACGAAGAAAGTTTGAACGTGACAACATAAAAGCTGAGAAGAATATAGCGTTATGTCGTAGATGTATGAAGAACGCTCCTAGTTGGTGGTGTCCAGGAGAACGTTGCTATTTCTTCCCTTATCGAAGACACGTATTATTAGGAGATAAAAATAAGTAGCATATGGAAATTGTAATTTTATATATAAGTGTTAGTCTTATTTATATATTACTTGCTTGCTTAGATGGAGAGGATGTTAAGCCAAAATGGAAACAATGGTTAGCTGATAAACTAGGTATCAAACCAAAGATAGAGGTTAGATATATAAAGCCACAAGTTATTAAGCTTCATTCAAGAGTTACAATGTCAAACTTTGAAATGCAATACTATTGCCGTGACAAATCTGGCATGGAGCAATTGAAGAGAAGAGCAATAGAAAGTGTGTATGATGACATTCTTAGGGAAATGAAGGCAAATGGATTGGTTTCCATTTCGCAATATAAAGACATCTATACAAATAGCACAATTTATGAGGGGACATGTAGTATTTATAAAAACAAGTAGTATATGAAGATAAGACAAGCTAAGAAGATAATGAAGAAAGTCTATAAAACCCGATATTGGGCTTATAGGCAAGGCTATTATTGTGGCAAGAAGGATGCTGGAAAGCTAGCCGGAGACCATCGTTTGTTAAAGGCTATGCGTCTTACAAAGAAGTGGAAAAGCCGCAAGATACGAAACGAAGCGAATAAAATGTTGAAGAAAAATCCGTTAAAACCGAGGGATCTTCAACGTAGTGTTTTAAGATTGAAAAGATATGGATGTAGCAAAGCTTAATCAGGAAATTTTAGGCGTAGATTTGGAATACAAAAACGTCTATATTGATGCGGAGAACACAAGAATGATACGTGCCAAATTACCTGATGGACATTGCGATTTGGTTCGCACAGATGTGTGGAAAGGTCGTGTGAATCATCCGGAAGAGCATGATATTGTAAGATATACGGCAATCTTTTGGTATAGAGAAGAATTTGTTGGTGGAGTTGATTTAGGTCGCAACTACATGCATGCTAAATATAAGTTCTTCGAGTTGGTTGTGAATAAAAAATATATTTTGGAAATAAAACATAAGAAAAATGGAAATGCTAGATAATAAGTTAATCATAGATATTCCTAAAGGAATGGAAGTGGACATTGAAAAAAGTGACTTGAAAGCGGGCATTATAGCATTCAAGAAGAGACCATTCTGCTATGAGGATGTTATAGCTACTTTGATAGACCAAGGTCTTGGCTCTGTCGTTGCTAATGTTACTAATAGTAATGTAGAGAAAATTGTTGCATTGGATAAGTTAATGGATATAGCTAAGTGTTATAATGGAGATTGGAAACCAGATTGGAATTCTCAAGAATATAAGCATAATATCATGCGAACCAGTGAATATGGTATTACTTCTAGTAGTAATTATAACGAAGGTGCAATTTACTTCAAGAACAAAGAAGATGCCCAAGCCGTTATTGATAATCCGAATTTCAGAAGCATTCTGGATGCAATCTATAAGGACTAAGGCTTATGAAAAAAGAAATGTTCTTTAATAGTGTAAAGTTCCGTGAAGTTCAGCATGTGGCATTCTCGGATGAATATATAACCGCATACGTATCGGTTAATCATGTTCCGAAGATACACATGAGTGTTAATACACCTCGTGACGAATATGGGTTTGCGAAAGGCAAGCCAAAACGTTACTTTAGAGTAGGGTTAGGGAAATGGCTCACTGAACGAGCGTTTGTTAAGAAATATTTTAGCGAAGAATAAATGAATATAAAAAAGTCAGATATGGAAACTGAGATTAATGTAGCGGAAAAGTATCGTATTTCTCCGACTGCATCCCATTCGATGGCAATGAGCAATTGCTTGGTACGACTAAAGATGTGGAGGTATGAGCGTGAGACACACGTTAAAAACTGAAAAGAAGAAACAAATGGAAAGTAAGATTGTTTTAACAAAAGAAAGTTCTTCATCTGATTTGGAGAGTTACTTTCGTGGAGTTTTGGAATTAGATAAGCAGAGAAAGGAATATCCGGTAAATCTTGATGAAGTTTGGCAGCTTTGCTATGCAGAGAAAGGAAAGGCCGTGCGTGCATTGAAAACCAACTTCATTGAGAACGTGGATTTTATCAGTATTGCCCAAAATGGCAAAACAGCAACAGGTGGTTCTAGGTAAAAGGAGAGGAATATCATTTCCCCTCCTTTGCCTTAATCTCCAGCTTGATAGGCTTGCCACAATGAGGGCAGATGATAGCCGGATGTGATAAGGTTTCACCATCAATCGCAAGAAAACTAGATGGCGAACAACCACAAATATTGGCTATTTGCTCTACTTTTGCAAACGAGATAGAACCATTATTGATTTGTTGTGATAATGCCGATTGGGTTATACCTAACTTTTCGGCTACAGATGAAATGGTTTGTCCATGACTTCTAATTATTTTCTTTAAGTCCATACCTTATTATATATAAGTGAATACTAATATTTATTTTGCTGCAAAGATAGCTTATTTCTTTTATACTACCAAAGAAAAAGAGTTAAATATTAGAAACGGCTAATAAATAGCAAATAAATGTTTAGAAAAACCTTATATATGTTAAATAAGTGTTAATATTAGAAAATACTTATAGAAACATTTGGTAGTATTAGAAAAAACTACTATCTTTGCAATGTCTTTAAGAGATAAAGGCTTTAAAGTTTAACTATTAATTGCTGTTATGCAGCCGAGTCGGCACTCGTAAAACGGTTTGAGGATATGACAACTTCAATTAAGAACAAGATGAGAAAGGTAATGCAGTTGGCACATAGAGCCTATCAGTTGAAATCAAGTTCAATGTCTTGGGTTGAGTGCTTGAAACAGGCTTGGCAGGTCGTAAAGCTTGAGGCAGCAATGAAGACCAAGGTAGTAGAGTTCTTCTTTATGAAGATGAATGGTGAGGTAAGACAAGCCTTTGGTACTCTCCTTCAGAGCCACATTGACTACACTCCAAATGGTACTGGTCATGCAGCATCAAGAGATTGCGTCCGCTATTGGGATGAAGAAAAGGGAGCTTGGAGACAATTCAAGGCTTATAACTTCTTGCGAGTTGCATAAAGATATATACACGTTCAAAGGTGTTTGGCGAGGCTTGATAGGGGGTGTGCCTTTAAACACCCCTTTAATTTAGGACTTTTAAAGTATTTGAGATATGGAGACAAATATTAAGGTTATCAAGGTGGTAGGTTACAAGGGTCACAAGCTGACTTTGGTAGAAGACGTTTTTAGACAGCAGTCTGTACGCATAGATGGTGTTGTTGAACCAGACTATGCAAATATGGCTGACGCAAAGCGGGTTGTCAACGGCAAAGCCCCTAAATGGTTTGAGGATGGCTATATGTGGGACGAAGCTAGCAAGAAGGTAGTGAAAGACCCTAACGCTTTTCGATGGGAGGAGTAAGAAAATGGATGAGAATTTTCTGAATGTGCTCTATATCGAGCATACAGACAAAATAGGCGTTCTAAAGGACGATAAGGACGAAAGGGTATCAATTATCCTTGGGACGGACAAAACGCTTGTAGAACGCAAAAGAGAGGGCAAAATGTATCTTCTTGTACCTTTGGCAAAGTACCACACATTTGTCTGCAAGGGTAATAGTATTGATGTGGATGGTGAGCATATCAAGAGTGAAATCTTCTTCCGTAAGGATGGTGCTCAGTGGATTGAGATTGACAAAGAAACGTTATCTAAGGTAGCGTAATATATTATATAGGTTACTTGGCAGCGAGTCGTGAGCGGGACACGACAGAAATATAAACTCTCACTGGTATGCTGCCAATAACCTTTTTTGTTTAACAATTTAAATTAGTTTTAAAATGACAGGATTCAAAAGTGAAAATGTCGAATTGGAGGCTTTGCCAGTAGCCTCATCAGTTTTAAACAACTTCAAAGAAGGAGGTGTTAGAGTTGTAGAAATTATTGAGCATGACGGCAAGCAAGCCGTGAACGCAAGGGAGCTGCATGAAAAACTTGGCAACAAGAAGCAGTTTGCAAATTGGATTCAGTTGCGAATAGAGCAATACGGATTCGTTGAAAATCAAGACTTTGAAGTTTTTAACCAAAAAGTTAAAAACTCAAATGGAGGTCGTAGCCGTATTGAATATGCTCTTTCGCTAGATATGGCTAAGGAGCTGTGCATGGTCGAGAACAACGAGAAAGGCAGGATGATTCGCAAGTACTTTATTGAGGTTGAGAAGAAGGCTAGAACACAAAATCCATTTGCAATTCCTCAGACTTATTCTGAAGCCTTGCTTCTTGCTGCAAACCAAGCAAAGCAAATCGAAAAGCAGCAATTGGCATTGGAGCAGAAGAAAATTGAGAATGACAAGCTGGTTGCAGATGGTAAGCGCAAGGACGCAACCATAGTACGTATGAAGCCTAAAGAGGTATTCACGGATGCGGTTGCAGGTAGCAAGGGCAATTGCTTAGTCGGTGAGGTTGCGAAGTTGATAACCCAGAATGGCTACAAGATTGGCGAAAAGCAATTCTTTGCTTGGTTGCGTGATAATGGCTACCTTGGAAAGAAAGGAGAGCGTTACAATATTCCTAACCAGCAATATATGGGCAAGAATCCTTTCTTCTATATCAAGAGAGGAGTTCGACAGGGGAATAGCGGAGTACTGCACACGACAAGTACAACGATGCTGACCCCAAAGGGACAGATTTATTTCGTAAACAAGTTCCTTGGAAAAGGAGGTTTACAAGGTGATTTGTTTGCGAATGGTGAGGCACACGATAAATAAACTGTATTGTTAATAATGTGGGGACGTGGTTAGGCTGCGTTTCCACAATAAAAAAAAGATAGATGCAAGATATTAACAAATTATCAAGAAGAGACGATGAAAGTATATGTAGTAATTTCTTCATACCAACATGGGTTGGGTGAAGCAGTGGAGGTTGATGCAGAAGTCTTCTCTACCATAGATAAGGCAAGAAAAGCGATAAGACACAAAGGGATGAACACTTTGGAGAATTACAAGCGAGTTTTGAATTGCGATGATTATCTATGCAATATCTCAGATTCTTTCTTCCATATCTCAGACAGCGAAGGAGAAACGTGGGATAATTTCGACATCGTAGAACAAGAATTAAAATAATAAAGCTATGAAGATTGATGTTGTTAAAAATATTTTAGAAGATGCGAAGGAGTGTGGTTGCCTTGTGACGATTACACTTGCAAATGGACAGGTATCTCATTTAAACTTCAGTAAGCATATAAAGAAGTTTACTATAACAGATGATGTTATCTTAGACGAGGATGGGCATCTTGTGACAATAATTGATACGGATGGAAGTTGTGACTACATTGATAGCGATTCCATCATTCGTATATTTAGTAAAGAAGGTTTATAACAATTGATTAGATAAGAATATGGATGCTGGTCATGTGAATGTGATATTGGGCGAAGCCGAGAACAAAGGTCTTAGAGGAACTATCAACTTGGTAGGTGGGGCAAAGATAAGTTTCGACTTCAATAGTGTTGGTGGTGAAACTTCTTTCAATTGCAATACAAAGAACAGAACACTTATGATTGGGAGCGGAAGTACAGTAGTGTTTACTCGTAAATATATTGATTGTAGTTCTATCCAGTATATTGAAGTGCTTGAGTGTACAAACTAATTATAGGAGACAAGAATATGGATGTAAATAACGCAGGTCAGCACGATGGATGTGCTAAAACCGGATTGGGACAGAATTAGAAAGAAAAGGCGGAAGAGGATTTAACCTCTTACCGTCTTTAGAATGCAAGCTATTTCAAGATTATTTTAAGAAAACATGAAAATAAATTAGAGTTTTCTTGCATTTTTCAAAGGTTTTTGCTACCTTTGCAGATGTAAACAATAAAACAATGAGCTTATGAAAGTATTATCAATTCGCCAGCCGTATGCTTGGTTAATCGCTATCGGCTGCAAGACCATTGAAAACAGAACCTGGAATAGAAAGTTCCGTGGTCGTTTCCTTATTCATGCTAGCCAAGCCAAACCCGAAAAACTTGACGGATGGCAAGAGAGCGCAATGAAGAAATATTGCCAAGAGCATGGTATTGTTATTCCAGACTTCAAAGACTTGCCAACGTCATCCATTATCGGCAGCGTAGAGTTGGATGATATTCAATTCCATGAGGCTTATCCGGATGCGTTTGCTGAAGATTTTCAGTATCACTGGTTCTTGAAGAATGCTAAATTGTTCGATGAGCCGATTAGAAACGTCAAAGGCAAGTTATTCCTCTGGGATTATGAGTACAATGAAGCCGAAAAGTAAAATAACAATACTTCTGTAATAAAAATACAAGTCGTTGAAAATTAGAGCAAAACTATTTGCTATTCTCTAGAGTAGATAAGAGTTAAATGTAAAAATAAAGAAAACCTCAACCTCTAACGAGATTGGGGCTTTTACAGTTGTCCTAGTGTGTCTCACCATTATTATTTCGTTCAATCAAAGGTAAGATACCAGTTGGAAAACAAAAAGGAGGGGAAATAGTATTCCTCTCCTTTAACTCTTCTATTCTTCCTCCTTGTGGGTTTTCGCCATTTTTGGCAAAAACCTTATAATCAATACCTTCTGTGAATTATTCACTATTCATTAAAGTATGAACGGCTTCCTGTTTATCGTATTTAAAATAGTTTCAAATATATTCCTCTACAATAAGCCTACAATCTTCAAAACCTCATCGAATTTATCATCATACCAAGCAGGTTGTGTCTCCGACTGATTGCTTGGGTTTCGTTTGTTTTCCCCAAAAGCCAATCCTTTTTTCGTGATATTCTTGTAAGGCTTCATCTTGCCCTTAGAAGACTTACGATATAAGGTTTGCAGCAATCCTTCCTTTTCAAGTAACTTATTAAACGCTTGTGCGGAAATCTCCACGCCATGCTCTTTCAGTAACTCGCTTGCTGAATGGAAAATTCCTTTATCATCTACATAATCGGGAGTTGGCAATCCAAGTGGGTCTGTAACAGACTTCAACATCATTAGCTTGCTTGCATCATTAAGATTGAGGAACTTGGCAGAAAACTCTATAACCTTCAGTTTATCTTCGAGAAGTGTTGTTTGTTTAGTGGCAACCTTCTCGCACTCGATAAAGTACTTTCGTGCCATTCTTCCCTTCTCGTTATTTTCTACCATTGACAACTCTTTTGCCATATCAAGGGAAAGCGCATACTCGATTGTCGGTCTTCCACCTTGGGGGTTTTTGATAAATTTGTCAAAAACCTCATAGTCTTGATTCTCAACAAAACCATATTTGTCGATACGTCCCTTAATCCAATTGGCAAACTCTTGTTTGCTCTCCAAGAAAGCATGAAGCTCTCTTGCGTTAACGGCTCTTTGTCCGTCCTTTTCTGAAATCTTAATAATCTCTTCCATTTGTTTTTTCTTTTCAGTTTTTAACGTGTGTCTCACGCTCTAAAAATTAAGCTATTATTCCTACTAATGTGGAAATCGGATGCAAAGATACGACTTTTTAGTGTAACTTGCAAGTGTATTAATGCAATAATGATTATTATAACAAAATATAACAGATAGTATAATAATAGCTAAATATAAAGACGAACAATGGCGGTTTCGTATAAAAGATGTACTTTTGCATACTAGTATTCCGCATCATCCATAGTTGGAGCTAGGGATGTGCTGGATAAACTGGAAAGAGTTAAGTAACGTGGGGTGTTCCCGCAAAGTTCAATAATTAAAAGTATGGGATTATGAAGAAGGTCTTATATTTTATTTCTTTTGTTGTACTATTGTTGACTAGTTGTACATCAAAGGAAAACAAAGCAGATGCCCTTATTAAGGCAAGAGGGTTTGAGTGTGCCAATGTAGAGAAGTTAGAGGAATTCCAATGCAATCCTGCTTCTGCCGAAATGGTTATGGTTGCTTATAATAGTTTGTGGCGCAACGACTCGCTGTGTAGGAATATGTATTTGTCTAGTAGTAATATCAATTATGTTTATAATGAGATACAAAGACAAGAGCAAAATGCAAAAAATCTGTTGGAAAAAGCTGATGAGATTGGCATGATTAATAATCATACAGAATTATGTGGTTATTATGTTGTTATCTCTCCTGATAAGATTAATGGTGCGTATATAGACAAAAATAGAAAATGTACAAGATATGAAGTATTCTTCGATAAAGATGTCGAACGCATCATAGGAATACATCCAATTCGTAAATAAACGAATTAACAGGTTTAGTGTTGTAAAGTTAGTATATTAACAATTTAAATAAATGAGATTATGAAGAAGAAAATATTGTTTGGTTTGTTGCTTTTCATACTTTTTGTAGCGACAAGCTGCAATAACCCTCGTGACATAAAGGAAATGCTTCAAGAAAAAGGATATAAAAGCATATCTGTTACTAAAGTAGATAGTTTGAAATGGTTTGATGATAAGATTTCTGATAAGGAATATCAATTTTACAAGGTTGAGATGAAGATTGATTCTATAATCAAGTCTATTCCTAATAAATTCGATTATGCCTATGAAGAGAAAGTAGATAGAGACATTCAACCATTAGCAGCCGCTTGCTATTCTCTAATACAAGATGTAACATCTACGAAAACAAGGGAATTTTGTGATTATGATGGAAAAGAGCAAAAGCATGTTGGAATGCTATTTCATGTTAGGATGGTTGTCTTAGGAAAAATGGATGATTATGTTGTAAGAACAGACAAGAACGTTACGAAAATCTTATATATAGAACCTGCCGAAAGACCAGATTATAATATCTTGTTTAGAAATGGTTTGTTTGGTACATTGCAAGCCCTATAATATAATAAGGTGTAAACCTAAAAATAAGTTTCTAAAAGAAAATAAAGTTTAAAATAATAAAGAAATGCACTAAATAATTTGCGTGTTTCGGAAATTATGCTTACCTTTGCAAACGAAATCAGAAATGGTTTAGCCGTGAAGTCGTGAGCATGGTTACTGGGATAAGAAGAAATTTAGAAGTCTTCGGACTTTTCTATACTTTTAGCCTCGTTCGCTACTCACGACAATAAGCGGGCGGGGCTTTTGTTTTGCCCCAAAGGTAAGAGGCATACCTGTAAAACTGCCGTGTCTAATTTTAAAAGTAAAGAAAAGTATGAAGACAATTAGTTTTAAGTTGGTTGGTGTTAGTCCATTGATGTTGAATAATCCGAGAACAGTCTCTCCATTTGATGCTTACACAAAGCAGATTTCCAATCTGACCAGTAAGCGACGAAAGACTGAAGAAGACCAATTGGAGATATGCCGATTGAAGTTCTTGGCATCCTTGTATCAGAATACAAAGGGCGAATACATCATTCCTAGTTCGCACATCATGCAAGCCGTTAAATGTGCTGCCAAAGAGATTCGTCTTGGTGCTAAGGTTGAGCGTTCTTTTGGTGTTATGGATGATGGTTTGTTGAAGTTCAAGGATGCGGACAAAACTCCTGAGCAACTTTATGAGCTTGGTATTTATGTAGATTGCCGTGCCGTTGGTATTCGAGGTGCAAAGGTTCTTGCTACTCGCGCGATATTCCCAGAGTGGAGTACAGAATGCACTTGTTGGTATGATGAAAGTCAATTAGACCGAGACCAAATTGTAAAGTTGTTCGAGGTTGCTGGTCTTAGATACCATTTAGGCACATTTCGAGCAATGTATGGCAAATTTAAGGTAAATGAAATTAAATAAATAGTTTAGTGCTGCTTGGTATTGTGCTGACTGGTACAGTAAAGTGTTGCTTGGTTTAGTAATGTGAAGTAAAGTCCGGTAAAGTTCAGTTTGGTAGAAATGAACTCCCCACATGGTGCTAGCGGAAGTTCGATTCTTCTGTGGGGAGCTAGATATTTATCGTTTAGTTCAATGGAGTCCAGTTTAGTTCAGTGGAGCTCAGTATAGTTAAGTATAGTCTAGTAGAGTAAAGTTTAGTGTGGTAAAGGGTTTCTCTGTATGGTATTCATTAAGGTTCGATTCCTTGGCAGAGAACAAAAAGTTTAATAAAAGGAGAATAAAGATGGAAAGTGTAAAGGAGTTGACTAGTGAAGTCTTGGGTCAGTTTGAAGAAGAGTTGGTTGCCAATTTTGATGAAGACCAACTTATTTCTCATAAATGGCTCAAAGAGAAGTTTGGGTTGCCTAAATTGTCTTTTGAGGACTATGGTAAGGATGTAGATGCTTATATAGAGGCTATCCAATTGCAGCAATTCACGTATATGGCAATGGTTGATAAATTGCGTGAGGACTTGTTGAAAAATAAGCAATGTTGCCTTCGTAATGTTTGGGGCAATGGTTATGTGATTGTTCCTAGCAACGAACAAGCCAGTTATGGCTACGACCAAATGATGAGCGACATCAAGAAGGCATTAAAGCTAGGTTCAGACATTATAAACAATGTACGACCTTTGCCTATGGAAGAACAATCTAAGTATTACGATACATTGGCGAAACTTGCAAAGGTTCGTGATGTATTTGTTACTTTTAAATAAAGGGCAGTTTTGTTAAGTGTTGTCCAGTACAGCGCAGTATAGTCTTGTGCAGCAATGTCCAGTCTAGAACAGTACAGCATAGTATAGAACAGATTAGTGTAGTAAAGTTTAGCGAGCCATCCTTCGGGGTGGCTCTTTTTGTTAATTGTGGTTAATATAACAAAAATGTTACCATAAAATTTGGTTGTATAACAAATATGTTATATCTTTGCATTGTCTTAAGGACAAAAGAGTTCTTGTAACAATGAAGAAAAGCGAATTGATTAAGAGACTGAGAGAAGCGGGATGCTTCCTGTCTCGACAAGGTTCGGGACACGAAAAATGGACTAATCCTAAAACGGGAAAGTCTCAATTCGTGCCAAGACACGCTAGAGAGGTCGCCACAGGCACCGCTCATAGTATTCTAAGAGAATTGGTTGGGGAGTAATCCCCACCTTTCTCTCTTCATTGCCTAAAGGACTCTTTTTTTTGTTAAGAAGATAAACGAATATATATATGAAGAAGATTAAAGTTATTGTAGAACAAGCCAAGGATGGGTCTTTTTGGTGTCATACCGAAAATGGCATAGGTAAGGTTGGTTTAAACTCTTGTGGAGAAACTGTTGCCGCTGCGAAGCAAGACTTAATGGATTGTTTGGCGTTGGCAAAAGAGGATGCAAAAGAGAATGGAGAAGTGTTTCCTGACGTTGAATTTGAATACAAGTATGACTTACAATCTTTCTTTAATTATTTCTCTTTCCTCAATGTGTCAGAGATTGCAAAACGAGCAGGTGTCAATCCTTCATTGATGCGTCAGTATAGTAAAGGCATAAAGCAAGCTGGCGAGAAAACTTATGAACGTTTGGCACATTGTATGAATGAAATAAAAAAAGATTTGGTAGCCGCTACCTTTTAGGCGTGTGGCTTCATTGTTACAATAGATAAAGAACTCAGAGCCTTCTGCATGTGAATGTGGAAGGCTTTTTTGTGTCTAGACTTTATTCTTTGCACTTAAATTTTTTGTGAAATAGCACACCTTAATTCTTTCGTTATTCCTTTGATTATTAGTTAATTTTGCCAAGAAAAACGTATAAGGATGGCACAGCTAGAATTTAATATCAAAGCGAATTTCGACCAAATCAAGCAAGCCAAGCAAGAGCTTGTAAGATTGCAAGGTGAGTTGTTGAAGACTTCGAGAGCGACAGATAAATCTGTGGTTCAAGACCTCACGGATAAATATGCGGAACAAAAGCGTAAAGTAACCGAATTAAACGAAGCAATGGGTCGTTATATTATGGTAACGAGCAGCGATTATGCAAAGAAAATGCAATCTTTGACAAGGGAAGTATATGCTTTTGAAATGCAAGCCGACTCGTCCAAGCGAAAGATAGAGAAGCTTTCCAATGAGATAGCGAAGATGGAAAGCAAAATGCGCAAAGGTGGCCTTAATGTAGGAACAAGCACAATTCTTTCTGATAATATATCATCCAGCTATGCCTCGTTGAAAGACGAAAAGGCTAGACTGGAGAATCTTACGGGATTAGGTAAGCAAGCGAGACAAGAGTTACAGAATATGCAAACGGAATATGCTAAGTATTCGGGTTCCGTATCTCCTGCTAAGGATATGACCAATCAAATGACGAATGCTTTTGCCCAAATGATTGCGGAAATGAAGCAAGCTCCTACTGTCGGTGAAGGTATTTCCTCATTGTTTGGTCGTTTGAATGGTGACGCAAGGCAACTAGCTATGAGTTTAGTTGGTGGTCTCGGCTTTGAACAATTGGCTGAGCACATCTTTAACGTCCGCTCTCAATTCCAACAATTAGAAATTTCTTTTACAACAATGTTGGGTAGCGAACAAAAGGCTGGTGCGCTTATGGATGAACTTATCCAAACTGCTGCTCGCACACCTTTCAATATGACAGACGTTACAGAAGGCGCAAAACAACTTTTAGCATATGGAATTCAAGCCAATGAAGTAAATGACACCTTGGTACATTTGGGTGATATAGCTTCTGGCCTTAATATTCCTTTGTCGCAGCTTGTTTATTTGTACGGCACGACCATTTCGCAAGGAAGAATGTTTACAATGGACTTGCGTCAATTCATGGGTCGAGGCATTCCGATGGCCGAGACTTTGGGGCAAATTATGGGTAAGACCGTATCCCAAGTGCAAGAGGCTGTAACGAAAGGTGAAGTCGGTGCAGATCTTGTGAAAGAAGCAATTGTGAAGATGTCAAGCGAGGGCAGCAAATTCGGAGGTTTGATGAACAAGCAAGCCGAAACCCTTCAAGGTCGTTGGTCGAACATAGAAGATACGATAGACCAAGCAATCAACTCTATAGGACAAAAGACACAAGGAATCTTTGGAACAGGTCTTGACTTAATATCTTCTCTGATAGAGAATTGGGAAACATTGGTTAAAGTTATTGGTTCTGCGGCAGTTATGGTCGGAACTTACAAAGCTGGCTTGATGGCAGCGGCAAGCATTCAGAAGGTTCAGAATGCTATGACAATGGCATCAATCACAGAGGAACTTGATTCTAAGTTAGGAGAGGCAAGAGACCAAGAAAACAACTTCCGTTCCTTAAATGGTAAAGACACCAAGCAATATCGGGCAAATAGATACAAGGCTTTAGGTGATGCTATTGCCGATACGTCAAACATCGGTGATGATAAGACCGAGGAAATCGTCTCAAAGCAAATTGAGATGGCGAGAAACGAGGGTCTTATCACCGAGCAGATGGCTCAACAACTCCAATCAAAGCGAGATTTATTGGTTGCCCAGCAAAAGGCTGCTGATAATGAGCGCATGGAGTATGAGAACGCAAAGCGGACAAAAGAAATAGAAGAGGAAGCCGCACGACAGAAGAGAGCCGATGCGGAAATGGCTGCTGAAATTAACGCAAAGGCTGCAAAGAAAGCCGCTATAGACGAGGCTAACAATACTCCTTTGGGTAAGGCTATTCTTAACACCAATGCTATAGAGGAAAAGAAAAAACAGGCAGAAGTAAGCATCGAATTAGCCAAAGAAGAGGCAAGGGAACAACATGGAATTGTTGAGGAAATCGGTGCTCAAATCAAGAAGCAAGAAGAACTTGTAGCCGCAAAAAAGGAGCAGGTAAAGTCTTCATACCAAAACGTGACTGATTTGGGCGGTTATGATGATGGCTTTGGTGATGATTTAAAATTACGAGACCAAGCAGTAAATCAATATGTGGCTGAGCAGCAAAAGTTGAACGACCTCAAACAGAAGAGTTACGAGGCTTCTCAAAAGGCATATCTCGCAGACCAAAAAGTATTGGGTATGCAAGAAGACCTTAAAGGTGTAACCCAAGAGCTTAATCAAGCTATAGAGGAGGAAAACCGAATCTATGGAGAAACTGGAGCTAGTGCGGACGAGATAAACAAGCTGGTGAATGAGGGTGTTGCGGCAAAAGAGGGCGATACGGCTGCAGTTAATGCAAATACTGCTGCTAAACAAGGGAACACGTCAACTGAGAATGCGAACTCTGCGGCACGAAACGCTAATGCCGGAGCTACTACAAGACAAACTGCATCAAATGCAGCAAACACAACCACAGAGAATGTTAATTCAGCGGCTACCGGAGCGAATACGACTTCTCAAAACGTGAATACAAGTGCGAAGCAACGCAATTCCTTTGTTACAAGCATGATGTCAGTTGGCACAAAGGCTGCGACCTTGGCTCAATCGGCTTTTTCGTGGGCAACTAATGCGTTGACAACGAGCTTGCGTAGTCTTTGGGCTACTATGGTTTCTAATCCATTGACTTCTGTCATTACTTTAGTGAGCACAGCTATTTCTGTATTCTCTATGTTTGGTGACGAAACGGAAGATGTTGCGACCAAGACTGCAAACATGGGGAATAAAGCATCTGAGGCAAGTGCTAAGGTTCGTTCCTTGTTTGCTATCTTGGGGGCCGGCAAGGATGCGGAAAACCACAAAGAGACAATAGATGCATTGAAAAGCGCATACGAAGAGTATGGTGTAAAGCTCGATGAAACAATTATGAAGTCCGAAAACGAAGCTTCAAAGGTACAAGAGCTTATAAAGCATAAGGAAGATTTGATAGGCGTTATCGAAGAGCAAACTATTGCTATGGAACATCAAAATGCCGTGCAGCAAGCATATGAGGGCTACGATTCTGCGAGAAATGAAGCAAAGGCTGATTTTATAAAAGCAACAGATGATATTTTGGATTCCACACAGGCAGGTCTTGCTAGTACATTATTCAAGCAGTCTGATTTAGATTTAATGACTCAATATCAAGAGCAACTATACAAGTTGGATATTGGAACAAAGGAATACCAATCTACGGTTGCTAAGGTAAAAGACTTAAAAGAAAAGATGATGGTTACTTTGAATAACTATTATCATGGTCTTAAACTTTCTGATGAACAGATTCAGAAATTGCAAGGTAGTACTGAACATCTGATGTGGGATTACGAGAAGGCAAATGAAACATTGCGTGATAAAATTGCTACTGAAAACAAAGCAAAAGTTTCTGCTGAGAATGCTAGTAAAGAGGTAAGAAAGCTTTCAGATAGTACAAAGGAGAATGCCGAACGTAACAGGTTGGCGAAAAAGTCATTTAAGGAAATGGCTGTTGAAATGGATGAAATCCGAAAGATTTGCGAGAGAACGTATCATATGAAAATCAAGGTGGATTATGATGATAAATCATTGCCAGCTTGGATTAAGAATATGTCTCAGAGCCAAAGAGCAGGAAGTGCAAGAGCAAGATTGGCATGGTTGAAAACCCATAAGCCAGGAGATACAACAAAGAAGTTTGGTGGAACAAATAAGGATTATTGGACTATTTATAATGAAAACCGAGGGCTTCAATACAAGGGGGAAAAGGTAGAGAGTGCACCAACCGAGACTGAGGCTCAGAGAAAGAAACGTCTCGCTGCTGAAGCTAAGAAAAAACGTGAAGCGGAACGTGCGGCAACTAAGGCAGAGCGTGAAGCAAATCAAAAGGAAACGATGGCTGGTAATAAGCGCAAGGCTGAGGAGGACTATTCCAAGTCTATTTCATCCTATTCGGAGAAAGCTATCCAAGATATGACCAAGAACCGCATTAATGCAATGAATGAGGGTTATAGCAAAGAATTGGCTCAGATAACAGAGAATGCCGACAAGGAGAAAAAAGCGGTAGAAGATGGTATAGACAAATTGGTTGAGGCTAGGAAAAAGCGTGACCAAGCTGTTTGGGTTAATTCCGGCAAAGGTCGTAAGGCTAATATGTGGAAACAGAGCAAAACCGATGAAGAGTATAAGAATGAGGTTTTGAATGAAACCATGAAGGATAGCAAGGGTAATCCGGTTAAGGTAAATGGCATGGAGTTGACCATAGGCATGAACGTTGCTAATCAGATGAATGCAATTCGGGATAAGGCTGTAAAGCAGAATGAGGATGTGCTTGCTAAAGAAGCGCAAAGCATGTACGATTATCTGAAGACTTATGGTACATTCCAAGAGCAGAAGTTAGCTCTTGCTGCCGATTATGCTAAGAGGATTAGCGAGGTTGAAAACTCTACGGATTCGGACTCAAACAAGCAATGGAAGATAAAATCTTTGAAAGAAGAGCAGAAGAAAGAGACGGATTCGGTTGAGACTAGTGCTATTATGCAGAAGATAGACTGGTATCAAGTCTTCGGAAATGTTGGTGGCATTATGAAAGATGCGCTTGTTCCTTTATTGGCAGATCTGGATAAATTCGTAGGTACGGATAAGTTCCAAAATTTGGGTGCAGACCAGCAGAAGAGTATCGTTGATGCTATGCAGAATATCCGTAATTCGATTGGTAATACAAGTGATTTGGGTTGGAAAGACCTTGCAAGGGACGTTGTAGCTTATCAGGAGGCTCTGAAGAATGCGAAAATTGCACAAGAGGAATATACGGAAACAGAAACCAAGCTTACACCTCGCATTAAGGATTTGCAAAATCAGATAGCGAATGCGAAAAAGTCGGGCAATGTCGCAGAGCAAGCTAGATTGCAAAATGATTTGAATAAAGTACAAGGTCAGTTAGCGGAGTCCGGCAAGAAGATTGTTACGGCTAACACAAAAGTCCGTACTAGTGGTCAGAAGTTGGCTCAAACGACACAGAATGTGACGCAACCGATTTCTGCTATCCATGAGTTCCTTTCTACTTCTGGACTATCCGATTTGGCATCTCTTTGGGATAGTTTCGACCAACTTAAAGGTGGAATTGACGGATTGAAAGCTTTGGATGAGGCTAAGAAAGCGGCTGATGGTCTGAAGGATATGGGCAAGGAAGCCGCAGACGCAGCCGCAGACGCTGGCAAGAAAGCTGGTGATGCGCTAAGCGAAGGATTGTCAAAAGCTGGACTAATAGGTCAAATCGTATCTGCCATCTTGAAGATACTTGATGTTTTGAAAGATGGTATTGGAACATTGATTAGTAGCTTGATTGATACAGTTCTGAATGCGGTCAACGGCATATTAAAGAATATTCTAAGTGGAGATTTTATAACTCAGATAGGAGGGTCTTTGGTAAGCGGCATTGGTAATATTCTCAATACAATATCGTTTGGCGGATTCAATAGTTTGTTTGGTATTGGTGGAAACGCAAAAGAAGTAAACCGGACTATAGACAAACTGACGGATAGAAATGAAATCTTGACGGATGCTATAGACAAGTTGCGAGATTCCATAGACAAGAATAGTGGCATTAAAGCCGTAGAGGATGCTCAAAAGGCCGAAAACCTCCAAAAGGAGAAAGAGCAAAATTTAAAGGAAATCATGGAGGCGCAAATGGGTTATCATGGCTCTCATCACAGTTTTAACGCATATTTTCGAGGATTTTCGCAAGAGCAAATCAAAAAGGTGTCCGATGCAATAGGCAGACAATGGAATGGTAATCTTAACGACTTGCAATCTGCTGATGAAGCAGCTGCCATTTTGCAGAATCCAGATGTTGTTGAGGCTATCAAGAATACAGGTAAGGGTGGCTATGGAGATAGAGTTCTTGAAAAGTTGAAAGACTATGCGGCTGAGGCAGGAACATTAGAGGATATTGCTGATGACCTTGCAGAAAGTTTGACACAAATATCTTTCGATAGTTTGAAGAGCGAGTTTATAGATACTTTGATGGATATGAATTCCTCTGCTCAGGACTTCTCTGATAATTTCTCCAAGATGCTTATGCAAGCTGTTCTGAAAGCGAAGGTAGATGATTTGTTGGGTAATGATATGCAAGCATTCTATGATGAGTGGACGGAACGAGCTAAGGCAAATGGGGGAAAATTATCTAAGACGGATATAACCGCTTTGAAGGAAAAGTACGATGAAATGGTTCAAGAAGGATTGAAGATTAGAGATGAAGTAGCCGAAATAACGGGTTACAAGCAATCTTACGAGCAGTCCGCTTCTTCCGGTTCTTTTGAATCAATGAGTCAAGACACAGGCGATGAGTTGAATGGTCGTTTTACAGCGGTGCAGATCGCTACGGAGGGAACGTATGAGGAAACAAAACTCATAAATACCAAGTTGGATGCTATTGCTGCTCGTGATGGTGGTACAGAGGGTAGCTTGTTGACGGCTAGCGTGAATACTATTATGGGTAATGTAGGCAATATTTGGTTAGCCGTTGATGAGGGAAGAACTATTCTTGCCCAAAGTCTGATGTACTTGCAGTCGATTGATGAGCGACAAGAGCGATGGCATAAGCCTATGTTGCAAGCATTCAATGATATACACGAATTGAAAGATAAAATGAGTAGATTGTAAACTTAATATGTGCCATGTTAAAGTAAGAGGGGAATGCGTGATGCACTCTCCTCTTTTTTTTATGGTGATAGTTTTTGTTTTTCACAATATAGATAAGTGTTGTTAAACTGAGTGCTAATTTTTGGTAGAGTGGAATATAATAGCTATCTTTGTGGTCGAATTTTAAAACTTATAAGGACATGAAAATATTAGAACCGAGATATGAAATCCTATCCCAAGGTGAGGGCATGGATGGAGTTTATAAGCAGATAGAGTTGTGTGGTCGCACTTGCTATGCGTCAAGTATGAAGATTGATAAAGACAGCGCAAAGCCTTTCGTTGAGCGTATGGTAAGCAGCAATCATCTTGCCATGTGTGAGCATGGAACGATTTATCTCCATGTAGCCTATGAAGAAGGATTTTTTGTACCGGAGTCTTTGTTGGTCAAGCACTATCGTGAGAACAAATATTCAAAGGTGATGCAGATTGGCAGCGACTACTATACCACAACCAACTACAGAGTGATAGTTGAAAACAACTGGTTTGAGGATTTGGACTATATTTGCGAGCCTACGGAATGGCATGAGAAGCGAATAACAGTCCGCTTTACTACTCAGATTGCGGTAAGTAGAGAGGCTAACAGACATCGTGTAGATTCCGTAGCGGAACAAAGCACCCGATATTGCAACTATAGTAAAGATAAGTTCGGAGGAGAGATTGCTATCAACAAGCCAAAGTGGGTTAGCGAAGATGATGCGGTTAATCCATCGTCTTTTGATGGTGGAACATTTGTTGACCTATCAAAGAACATCGGTAGTTATGAGCATTGGAGTCCGATAGAAAAATGGTGGTTTGCAAATAGAGTATGCGAAATGATGTATTTGTCTTTGGTCAAGGATGATGGTCTTAAGCCACAGGATGCGAGAACGATACTTCCTCTTGATACCAACACGGAGTTGATTCATACTGCATTCGTGAGTGATTGGCTTCATTTCTTCGATTTGCGATCAAAAGGAACTACCGGAAAGCCTCATCCAGATATTGAGGTCTTGGCAACCCCATTGATGAATGAGTTCAAGGAACGAGGTTTGATTTAATCGCTTATGAAGAAGAAAGCCAAGCAAATAGCCAATGTGATGAGCAATGACTCTTTGGAGGTTGTTGCTCAGATGATTGTTGATGAGGCTAAAGGTGTGCGCTATGAAGTGTATGCTGATGGCTCTAGTAAGAACAACAAGTGTGGTTGCGGTTGGCTTGTGCTTCATAAGGGAGCGATTATCAATAGTGGGAAATATACATTTATCACAGCCAAAGTGAACGATTCGGTGAGAGCCGAAATAAGGGCGGTCATTCAAGCATTGGGTGATTGCCCTCCTTTGTGTTCTGTTGATGTATATGTGGATTGCCAAGTGGCTATAGAGAGAATACAGGCTTGCAAGTTAGGAGACTTACAGCCTATATATAATAAGGTAGCGAAAGGCAAGGTGATAAGATACCATTGGGTTAAGGCTCATAGAGGTAATATGTATAACGAAATGGTGGATTCTTTGGCTTTTTCTGCTACAGAAAGTTAATTTCGTGCCTACATATATAATAAGCGTTAAAATACAAAAGAAACACATTAAATAATTTGCATATTTCAATAATTCTTTGTATCTTTGCAATGTAATTAAGAAACAAGGTTACTAATTAAAAAGGTGAGACACACCGTAAAAACTGTGATTCGTTATGAATACTAGATTGAGTAAGAAAGAGACAATGGTTTATGGCAACATCGGAGTGATGGCTGATGTAATCGGAGGTAACAAGTACTTTACTTTTGAAGATTTGTATGATTTCGATTTGGATAATACCAAGGATGAGTTGAAAGAAATTTTAAACTCTTTGACAGAGAAAGGTTACTTGAAGAGTTTTAATGATTTCGATAAAACTTATCGAGTTTTGAAGTAAGAACAACAAAGGGGATATGAAATCCCCTTACAATATAAATTTAGAACGTGAGACACACGTAAAACTGTATTGAAACAATGAAAAAGGTATTCACAATTGAGAATGCGTTAGCGTTTTTATTTGCTCTTGAAATAGTATCATTAATTTATTTTCTTGGATAGAGCTTATGCAGATTAAGTTTGGTAAGATAAAGTTTACTGCGGCTAAGTCCGAAAAAGGATGCCGCTTTGATGCTTGCTACAAAGGTGAGCATGTGGCTTTTGAGAGTGAAGATATGTCTTTGTATGATGATGTCTTTTCTGATAATAACAGAAGAGCAAAGGCTGCAAAGAGGGTGATTTACGAGAATATTAAGCATATGTATTATGAGACTCATAGAGATTAGCGATTTCAACGCTGCCGATGAATTTGTCGTTGAGGCAATGATGCAAGACGGCAAATTCAAGGTAATTGGCAAGGTTATTACGGACAATAATCTTCTGAATGATGATGATTTGGAAACCATCTGGGATTATGCCAATTGGCGAGCGAGTGGCTATGAAAAGATGGTTGTCTCTAATGGAGTGTACAAAGGCTTGAAAGCATTTAGTGATGGTCGAATGTTCTATGTAATTATGGATGATGAGGTCGGAGTGGTAAACGACAATATCATGGTACGTAAGCATTATGATGTCAACAATGGCTATTATATTAAGTCATCAAGGTTGCACAAGGAACAATCCAGGGACTTATGGTGCTTTGGTAGCCGTGAGACCATAACTAGAGAATATAAGTCAAACCATTTTATATGTGGTAAGTGATGGCAAAAAAGATTAATCATATTAAGCCTTCCTTCATTGAAGGTGGTGAAGTCTGGCATGATATTGATAAGTTCCCGATGCTAGACCACACTATTCTAGTTGAGTTACAGGTAAAAGGCTCAGACGGATTGATTTACCGGACGCAAGATGTATGTGTTGAACGTGCAAATAGATTTGAGCCTACGAAGTCTTTTGTCCCTAAGCGTTGGGCGTATGCGATAGACTTAGCTCAATGTAAGAAAGTGGAAGGATAAAATAAAATACAAATTAAGAATAAGCATATGGAAGAATCGAGAGGTGTTTACACATTACCAGTCTTGTATAATGAACAAAGTGGTAGAAGCGAAGGTGTATGTGTAAGAAAAGAACTTGGAGTAGTTGTTGCAATCGACAATGAAGATGAGTTTAAAGGTGTTTTTTCAAAGGATGGTGAGGTTGACGTATTCAAGCAGTTACTATCACAAGAAGTGTATCGTTACTATACAGAGCATAACGCATTCCCTATTGGGCCTCTGGTTTCTTACAAGATGGATGGCGACATCATCTTTGATTACGTTGAAGTAACTATTGGAAAGATGTATGGTGGTTATGTATATATTGTGCATTACAACTTTGCAAGCACCGCATCATGATAAACAAGATTGATTATGACAGTAGTAAGAGATAGAATTAAAATTGCAGCTCAGATTGAAGTCTTGGAGGATATTGCTATTGATTATAGGGGAAAGACTATAGATAACATAATCCAACAGCTAGAAGCGAGGTTGAGTGCGTTGAAGTAAGTTCAAATTTTAGAAGTTAAAAGCCTATGAGTGGTGGACGTTTTGATTATGCTCAGAATAGGATTGCTGACATATATACAGAGATAGAAGATTATATTGATGGTCATCCATTGGATGAGGAAGACGAAAGATGTTTTCTCGAAGACCGATGGTTGGAGGAGGATGAAGACAAGTATGTTAGAAAGCATCATCATACGATGCCTAACAAGTACGGCTTATCTAAAGAGACTATCAAGGAATTCAAAAAGGGTATTGAACTTCTGAAGAAAGCTCAGGTTTATGCCCAAAGAATTGATTGGCTTCTTTCCGGTGATGATGGAGAAGATAATTTCCATCTACGTTTGAAAGAGGATTTGGCAAATCTTAAAAGTAAGAAAGGATAGATTATGAGTTGGAATTATCGTTTAGATACACCTATGATGCAATTAGCTGAAGAGGTGAATAAGAAATATGATACCGATGCTGGTAAGATGCTTCTTTGCACTTATCTCTTTATGGTATCAAGTGAAGAGGTCAAGGATAAGCAAGCTTTCTTTGATTGGGTAGAAGAATTGAGTAAGTCTAGCAAGTGTGATGCGGTAAGGGAGTACGTGGAAATCAAGGACAAAGCCGATTGGCTGCATGGTGGATTCTGTAAGCCGATTTACCGCCACTACAAGGGTAATTTCTATGAGTATCTTGGAGAGGTTACTGATAGCGAGACTTCTGAGGTAAAGGTTGCGTATCAAGCAGTGTGCGGACAGCATGAAGTTTGGGTGCGACCAAAGGAAATGTTCTTTGGTAATGTTGAGGTAGATGGTAAGCTAGTTCCTCGATTTGAGGAGGTAGATTTAAAAGACTTAGAGAAACAAGCCGAGATCAATGGACAGAAAAAAGATTAAGAGTTTGCTAGGTCAAGCAATCTTGCGAGTGAATGAAGTCGTACCGAATTTCGATGACTTGGACAAGATACTTCCTTTGCTTAGACAGGCGATTGATGAATTAGATAAGTCAGAATCGGGTTCAGTTTAGAAAGGGTGAAAAATGACAAATAGGCAGACGATAAAACCAAAGGTAGTTCCTTTTGAGATAGCCAAGCTTCTAAAGGAGGTTGGCTACGATGAGAAGATAGCCGAATTTTGGGCTTACGCCAGCCCTTGGACAGCAAAGGGTGGCATTCGTAAGGGTGGTAAATATAGTGAGCATTACGGAAGTTATATCGCTTATTCAAATTCCGAGTGGGAGAAATCCAATATTGAGTTTTCTGCTGCCTTAAAGTTGAATAGTAAGCATCCGGCAATATCCGCTCCAAGCTATGATATGGTGTTAGATTGGCTTTTAGAGCATTTCGGTTACTATATTTGTGTTGCAAACATTTCGAAAGGTAAGTTCTGTTGGCAAACTACATCATGGTGTGTAGAGGAAGGCTTGTGTCATACAGATGGTAAGGAATATTCCAGTAGATACGAGGCAATGGATGCCGCTTTCAAGAGCATCTTAAAGGCTCGCATTGAGGATAAAGATAACGAGGAAATCAAAAGACTTTTGGAGGAAATACAAGATGGAAAGACTTTATGATACTTTTGTACACGCAATAATGATGAAGTTAGAAACTCGTTTATGTATTGAACTCGAATGTGTTTATAAGAATATAACAAACAAGATTGTTGAGAAGAACGGTAAACTCACCAACGAAGACGTAATTGAGTTTCAGAAAAAACTACAAGAAGTGTACGACACGAATGCTGCTATTCGTGAAAAGGTTACAGGCATTAAAGATTCCAAGAATTGTATCTTAACTAAAGAAGCATGTGAAGAGCTAATAAAGCGACTTAACGTGATTAATATAAAAGAAAATGAACAAGCAAAGAATGATCGAGTGGATAGTCACTTGTGATACAGGTGTCTCTTCAATGACTATGTGGAGTGCATTGATGGGGGTAAAACGAAAGAAAGATTTGAATATTCCCAAAGACAATAGTGACTTCCGTAGATGCTATGACATGGTAGAATACGGACACGTAACCTTGGATGAGCTACAAGCTGTGAAGGAGCAGTATCCTTGGTTTGCTCCTGTTGTTGACAATTGGAAGGAGTTGTCTCTTTTGTTTGAAGAAGAGCTGGACAAACGCTTGTATATGCGTATTCGTCAGCTATGTGAAGAGTCAGATGCTATCCGGTATGAGAAAAAGGGAGAACTTTATTATGAGAGGAATTTTTGGTATAATATAACACAATAATCAAATTAAGAATGAAGAAAATTATCTTAATGTTTTGTTTTGCGATACTCGGCATGAGTGCGCTTACAAGTTGTCATTCGGTTTCTCCCGATGCAGACGAAGAAGCCGTAATCGTAAAGAAGCCTTGGTTTATTGGGCATGGAGGTGTTGAACAGCAAGCAGTGCAGACTGGTCTCACTTGGTGTTGGTGGTCAACGAGTGGTTATTACTTCAAGATTGTTCCAGTCCGTCATGAGATTACCTTAGATGATTTGTTTAGTGACGATAACACGCCACTTGACTTCCATACTGTAATCATTACTCAGATTGAGCAAGGCAAGTCCCCAATTCTTTTGCAGAATTATGGAGAGAAATGGTTTGATACTAATCTCAACAATTATTTCTGCAATCTGGTTCGAGACCATATTTCTCAGCATTCCCCATTTGACTTGATGTCGAATCGGCAAGTGCTTAATCAGATTGACAACAAGATACGCAAGCAGATGCAGGACTATGTGAATGCTCTATCAAAGAAAAAGCAGATGCCTATCATCATAAAGGAGGTTATCATTGGTAAAGCTACACCAAACAAGGAACAGCTTAATGAAATGAACCGCACGGCAAAGGTCGTGCAAGCCAAGCAGACACAAGAACGTGAATATGAAGTGCAGATAGCAAGAGAAAAGGCTGAGCGACAAAAGGCAAAGGCAGATAAGGCATATATGGAAGAAATGAACCTTTCCGCTGGTCAGTTTATCAACCTTAAGTGGATTGAAACAGTAGCAAATAAGCAAGGAGCAAATATTGATGTTATGGTTGGCCCTGCTGAAAGCATGTGGAATATAAGACGCAATTAATTAATTTATAAATCAAGTAAACAGAAATGAATAAAGACAAATTAAAGGTCAGTTTTGAGATTGATCGTTACAAGGTGATTGGTATGCTCTCACGAAATTGTGAGAATGCTGAAGAGTACAATGAGATTATGGGTATTCTTGAAGGCAAGAGTGAGTTTGTGCGTGATGCGAATGGTAACGAGGAACTTGCAAGCCGCATTTGCAATTATGCTTTAGACTCTATCTTGGTTGAGAATCCAGATTTGGCTCTCCGTAAGCGTTTGGATAATGAACAGAAAGGCGAGGATGCTCCTGATGTTTCAAATGTTATCGAAATTAAAGGTGATGACGCAAAGAAACTTGTAGAAACCCTTTGCGGTATTCTCCGCAAGGATAAGTGATGTGAAATTCATCAAAAGAATATAAATAAACACTAAAACACTTGCAAGTATAAGAAAAAATGCTTATCTTTGCATCGTGTTTGAAACAGATGGCCTTCAGAGAGGTCGCTTCTACCATAATAAGTCAAGACTTAGGAGTTTACGGCATGGTTTATAGATTACCCAGCCCAGCTAGACTATAACAAGGAAACTCTTATTAGGGTGAGAGACCCTAGTTGCTGCATTAGACAAGTGGTTAAGTCGCCAGCTTTTCACGCTGGTATTCAAAGGTTCGAATCCTTTATGCAGTACTAAATTGCCCTATGGTGTAATGGCAACACTACAGGTTTTGGTTCTGTCATTAGTGGTTCGAATCCGCTTGGGGCAACGATGTGGTATTTGATATGAATTCCATAAAAGGTGCGATATTCAAGCGGTTAAAGAAGATAGACTGTAAATCTATTCCCATTGCGGGTTCGGTGAGTTCGAATCTCCCTTGCACCACGAGTAACTTTGTCAGATTACGAGGAATGTAGCTCAGTAGTAGAGCACTTGGCTTGGTAACTAAGGGGGCGTTGGTGCAAATCCAATCATTCCTTTACGCTTTCGTAGCTCAGTGGCAGAGCATAGGATTTTTAATCCTAGGGTCGAAGGTTCGAATCCTTCCGTTGGCACAATGAAACACAAGAAGAGAGCCGTGAAGTTTGTTCTGTTGGAATCTCGGACATCTGTCAACGGGTAACGTAGGAAACAGATGGTGTGAATAAAGTTGTGAATAAGCTTATGGACTAGGGAAGCAAGCGGAATGGCCTCTTTTTTGTGATTCATTAGAGGGTTTAACGAAAAATTGAAGAATATGAAAAGTCCGTTAAGAATGGCAGTCGCTTTAGAAAAGAACAACAAGGTATATCCAAAAGATGTACGTAAGTTCTTGATGGGATTGTACGCCACGTTGCATTTGACAGATAACGCAACGGCTAAAGATATGGAAAAGGTGGTATATTATGCTTTTCGGAATGGCTACCTGTTAGGTGTCAAGTCTGAAGGTGGTGATGACCAAAAAGCGTATGACCGATTGCCGGATTTGGGAGTAGAAGAAGATATTGGTGATGATTTAAAAAGATAGTTGATAAAAATTGGTAATTAGTTAGTAGAGTTTTTAGGCTTTGGTGTGTGAACATCGAAGCCTTTTTATATATAATAAGGTAAAATAAAAGCTGAAAATGTTAACAAAACCCACATAACAGTTATGAAAGGTTAAAACACGAAAGAAAAACATTAAAAAACTTGCATGTTTCAAAACTTATTCGTATCTTTGCATCGTCAATCAAGATAAGTTGGTTGATTTGCCGAGTGACAAGTTTCACTCATAAAGGTGAGAGCGACACCAAGGGATAAGACCCGAAACAACTAGCACAATAGATTATGTCTAAGCAGACTGGTTTTTCATTCGCAAGTTCAAAGAAGTCATTAATTGAGACTATTGACGAAATCAAGAAGTCAAAGATGCCTCGCAACGAAAAGATTGTTGCATTGAAAGCTTGCGGTCTTCGTGAGAAAGAAATCTCCGATATGTTGAAGGTCTGTGTACCTAGCGGTTCTACTTCAACGAGATTCGTTTATACATTCGGTGTTGAGATTGAATGTGTTCATGCCGAGCGCAATGCCTTGATAGAGGCAGGTCGTCAGAATGGTGTTGATATTCATTCTGAGGGCTATAACCACACCGACAACAAGAGTTATTTCAAGATTGTTAGTGATGCTTCAGTTGGGGGTGATGTTGACCCTAACGAGGTTGTTAGTCCGGTATTGAATGGCAATACAAATGGTATGGCAACTTTGAAGAAGGCTATCAAGTCTTTGGATGCCGTAGGTGCAAGAGTAAATTCTACATGTGGTCTTCACGTTCATATCGGTGCAGCTAAGTTGACAGGCGAGCAGTATGTTAACGTCTTCAAGAATTATCAGAAGCTTGAAAGATTGATTGATAGCTTCATGGCTCCTTCAAGAAGAGGTAATTGCCGTTGGGCAGCCAGCTTGCTTGACAAGGATTTCTCTAATTGCCACGACAATTACGATATAAGACGTAGCGTTTTTTATGGAGACAGATATTACAAGGTAAATGCTGAGAGCTATACACGTCACAAGACTATCGAGTTTCGTCAGCATCAAGGTTCAACTAATTACAAGAAGATTGAAATGTGGGTTAAGTTCTGCGCAAAGCTTGTCGGTTGGTCTCGCAATAATGTCTTCACTAGTGAGGTTATGAACATCGAAGATATACCTTTCTTGAATAAAGAAGAGAAGGCTTTCTTCCAGAGCCGTAAGGATGCATTTGCAGCCAATAACGATTAATTGATGCAGTCCTAGGGTTAAACCCCTAGGGTACAAATAAATCAAAGTATTATTAAGAAAAAAGAAAGGGTAAAGATATGTGTGTTATTATTGTATGTCCGAAAGGTGTTGCTTTGCCATCTGTAGATGAGCTGAAGGCAGCGTATATGCGAAATCCTGATGGTTGCGGTTTTGTGAGCGAGTCTGACCATTACAAGAGTTTGCATTTCTCTACATTTATCCGTAGATTGATGAAGCGAGATATAAATGAGAATGTAATCATACATTTTAGATTTGCTACTCATGGTTCTGTCTGTGTCAAGAATTGCCATCCATTCTGCAAGGCAGGTTATTGGTTCGCACATAATGGAGTGCTCCCGATTTGCTCTGAGCATGACAAGACGGATAGTCAGATTTGCTTTGAGCGTTTTATCTATCCTACTATCAAGAAATATGGTTGGGGTTCTGATGAACATATGAAAGAAATGAACAAATGGACTGCTCATAGCTCTAAGTTTGCAATGTTGCATAATGGTGAGATTTTGAAGTCTGGTAAATTCATAGAGCGTGATGGACGGTTCTATTCAAATTTGAATCATTTGGGTTATATGAGAAATGTCATAAACTTTTAGATATTTTAATGTTTAGGTTCTTTTTAATTCGACAAGCGTCAGATGTCCGTGAGGATATTTGGCGTTTTTTGTTATATAAGGTGTTTTATTTTGTGTTGCTATTAATTATTCGTTTATGTGATAAAATAGCCTTAAATCGCTTGGAAATGCCGTTATTACTCACTTTTAAGCAAAAGTGAGATACTTGCAAATGATTTAGTGTGTTTATTGTTCTTTTCGTATTATCTTTGCACTAGTTTTAACAAATATATCGAAAGAATGAAAGATAAAATTTTCCAGTTACTAAAACAAGAGTATAAGTCTCTTGGGTTAGGTGATGAAGTTCTTCAGGCACATGCCGAAATGCTTGATAAGATGGGGCTTGTTACTGATGACAACATCGAGACAGTGGTTGCTAGTCAAAAGAGTTTTTTGGAGTCCTTGCAAAAGGACAATGACCGCAGAGTTACCGATGCCAAGAAAAAGTTCGAGGAGGCACAGAAGGCTAAAGAAGATGCTGAACGCAAGGCTGCTGAAGAAGAAGCTAAGAAGAAAGCTGACGAAGAAGCCAAGAAAGCCGCTGAAGAAGCCGAAAAGAAACGCTTGGAGGAATTGGCAAAGAAAAACGAAATGCCGGACTATCTCAAAAAGTACTTTGAAGAGCAAGCAGCAGAGAAGAAAGCTTCAGAGGAAGCAAGAACCAAGGAACGTGAAGAGTTCAAGGAACTCATTAAGACCTTGAATCAGAAGAACACAGATCAAGCCAAGACTTACAACGAACAGATGGAGGAACAAAGCAAGACCATTAAGGAATTGCAAGAAACTATCCAAAAGCAAGCTGATGAGGCTAAGGCTAAGGAAGAGGCTGCTGCAAAAGCAAAGGCAAAGGCAGACCACGATGCGAAGATTTTATCAAAGGCTAAGGAGTTGGGCATTCCCGAAAGTCGTATCAACGAGGGTTTCACTCTGAGCGATGATGCTACAGATGAAACTATCGAAACATACCTCTCTAAGGTAGCGAACAACTACAAGGCGTTGCAACAACCACAATTCGGGGGCAGCTATCGTGCTAGCGAGGGTGAGCCAACAAAGGAGGACGTTGACAATGTAGCCGCATCATTAGTTCAGTCACTTTAAAAATTGAAAAACATGAATCAGGAATTGAAGACTACGAAAAAGCAAATTGTCTTTGGTGAGGATTCCGTCATTATCCAGAAATGGGAAGGCGACATCAAGGGCGGTCGTGCTTTGGATTGGACAGGCGTAAACGATGAAGTTCTTTACGCAGGTCGTGTTATCGTGACAGATGGTAAGGGAACTTACAAGCCATTGCCTATCGAAACTGGTAATTATAAGGCTTTGGGTACTGCCAGTGACCCATTGGAGCATTACAAGTATGCTGGAGTTCTCTATCGTTCCATTCTGAACGGTGAGCCAGCGGCAATTATGACTGCTGGACAAGTAAACAAGGTAGCAGCTAAGGCTGCAAATGGTGCAGACTATCCGGATGCGTTCCTTACAGCTATGCCAAAGATTGCTTTAGTTAGCGATGAGGATGCCAACAAGTTCGATGAGTCTGATGCAACTATGGACAAAGACTAAAAAAAGGAGGATAACAGATGGAAAAATCACTTTATTTTCAGTTGGTCAATAAATACTTCCCACAGCTTGTTGCAAGTGTTGTAGAGAAGTTGAACGGCAAGAATCAGACCGCATTGACCTATATGTACCGAGACCACTTGACTAACACATATAGTCAGGACGGACGCTGGGCATCAATTACTGCGGAATACACACGAGTTGCTGCTGACGTTGTATCAATGGATGCAGAACTTCCATTGAAGAGCCGTGACAAGGTTTCAACCGCTGAGGGTCAAATCCCAAAGGTTGGTATGAAGCTTTACATGACAGAGAAGCAGCTTAAGGATTTGGATAACATGATTGCGCAACGTTTGCCTCAGCCACAGATTTTGCGTAACTTGTTTGCAGACCTTCCTCGTTGTATTCAGGCGGTTTACGAGCGTATTGAAGATATGTTCCTCAGTGAGTTGTCAACAGGTGTAGCTTTGGCAACCCGTTCCGGTGGTACAGGTATTCGAATTGACGTAGGTTTTGCCGAGAAGAACAAGTTCGGTCACGGTGCTAAGGCTTGGGATGCAGAGGACGCAACCCCACTTGATGATATTCAATTGGTTTACGACAAGGCGATGGACGACCAAAACACCATCACTACTTGTTATCTTGATGATTACACAATCAAGTTGCTTGGCAAGAACAAGCAGGTTCGTGCTCAGTTTGCCTTCAATCAAGGCATTGCAATCAATAGTGATAGCAATATTCCTATTTTGAGCTTTGAGCAGATTGCGTCTATCTTCAAAAATAAGTGGCAGACTAAATTGGTACGTGTAGCCCGTACAATCAAGACCGAGATTAACGGCAAGAAGGGAACACACAACCCTTGGGCTAAGGGTCACATGACCTTTACATGCTATGACAACTTGGGTGATTTGTTCTGGACTAACGTAGCCGAAGCTACAAGACCAGTTGCAGGTGTAACTTATCAGACCGCCGAAGAGTTTATCTTGGCTAGCCGTTATTCCACCAACGACCCACTCCGTGAGTTCACCAGCTCACAAGCAATGGTTGTTCCTATCTTGAATAACGTTGATGCCATCTACTCTTTGGACTCAACACAAACAGTAGGTTAGGCTTATGAGAGGTGAGGTAATTAGTCCGTTCCGTGATAAGTTCCATTTTAACACCATCTATGAAGTTGGTGCAATCTTGGACTTTGATGAAGAGCGTATGAACTCCCTTATCGAACGTAAGCTATGCAAGATGTTGGAGGTGCAGAATGGTAATAGTTCTGCATCTCCAAAAGACGATAAGGAAATTAAAGATACTCCTAAAAAGGAAGTCTTGAATGATGGAAAGGGAAATCCAGTAAAGGAAGAAGGAAAAAAATCAGAAGAGACACCTAAGAAGGAAGTCTTGAAGGAAAAGAAGGAGAGCAAGCCTAAAAAGGAGAAAACCACCAAAAAGGATGCTACCGAGTCAACCGAAGAGACTTCTGAAAAGGAGAATGTAGAAAAGGAACTTGACGAAAAAGCAAAGAGCGAGCAGGAGGCTGCAAAGAAAATCGCTGAGGCTATGAGTCAGGCTCAGAAATAATGATGTCACATGAAGATAAGAGAATACATTTCGCAGAAGTTGCGTGCTTGGAATATTACCGATGCCCAATTGGAAGATATTTCGTCAGGTATAGACCTTGACGAAGAATATACGTCTGATAATTCGCAGGTTGTAGGCAAGGCGATGATTTCCGTAATCGAGGAACTTATGCTTGCTCCATATATGAGCAATGTGAACGAAAATGGATTCTCTGTCTCTTGGGACTACTCTAGGATAGGACAATACTATATGTGGCTTTGCCGAAAATATGGTGTTGCTCCGGATAATGAAGTGGTGGCAGCTTTAGGGCTTTCCACTATCACGGATAAGTCTGATATTTGGTAAATGTCTAGGTTATGTTATATTCCCCTCATATATTAAAGAAGAAGTTCGTGAATAAGGTTGTCAACAAGTACAACGAGGTCATTAGCTCTTCTGAGGAATGGAAAGAAATGGGGCGTTGTCGATGCGATGACAACTCTACCGAGCATTTCACTACCGATAATGGTAGCATATATACACCGAAATATCACATTGTTTGTGACAAGTGCCAGATTTCCGAAGGTGATGAAGTCAAGGTCTATTCCAATGATGGAAGCTACCGAGGAGGTGGAAAGGTCTATAATGCCCCTAAGTGCAATTATCTTGGTTATATGAGTATCTATGTCTGATGTTATAAAGGATGAGATAGACGCTTTCTTTGCGCAGGGAGAAAGGGAAGTTGATGAGTTTCTTGACAGGTTAGGTAAAACAGCCGTTGAGCTTGATAAGACTAACGGAAACTACCGAAACCGCACAGGTAATCTCAGAAGGTCTAACTATAGTAAAGTACATGACCACACCTTGACCCTTGGCAACAAAGCGGAATATGCGTCAGATGTTTCCTCTAGGGGATATGATGTTATAGATTCGGGTATTCAGTATATCAAGAAAGAAATCGAGGATATGCGATGATAACAGAAATAGATGCAGGTCATGTAATCTATGATGACTTGGAGCTTATGGGAATGGAACGAAGACTGAAAGGACATCTGAAAAAGGGTGGACTTGATGGGGAAGAACCTATGGTCGGTGAGAAGATTCCCGATGATGGCATGATAGTCATCATCCCTAAGCGTATGAGTGCAGACAAGACATATTTCAATGATTGTACTATAGAGGTAAATATATTGCTCAAAGATATAGAGGGCGAGGCTAATCCTCAGTTGAACGAGCTTTTAAAGAAGGCTATTGAAATCCTGTCCGACAATGAAGTCGGAAAAGCAGAGGATGTATGGTATCGTTATTCTATCCGCTCCCACGGCATAGAGCAAGAGAGTAGGTTGAGTTGCCATTACGCAAACATTACTATTGATTTTGAAACATTAAACGTAAGATAAGATGAAACCATTTATTGGAATCAAGAGAATTTGGTATGGTGCTCCTCTTACCGAGGCAAATACACCTGCTAAGTTGGCTACATGGTTGAAAACCGCTACAGAGGTCTTGAACAGCCATGAGGGAACATGGGGATATTCTCAGGATGACCCTAGTGTTACCGAGTACAAGAACGAGCTGAACGGACAGGTTTACTATCGTGACAAGACCGATGAGGGTGCTAAGACTATTACATTCTCTATTGGTGTCTTCTCATGGAAGAACAAGGTTGACCTTCAAGGTGGTAAGATGTACGATTCAACCGGAGCAGCGACTACAACGGAGGCGAACGCAGTAGGTTGGTCTTCTAGTCAAGATTTGGAAAATATCAACAAGTGTATTGTTGCTCAGACCAAGACAGGAAACTACATCGTTTTCTCAAATGCGGCTATCGTAGCCAAGGGAGACCAGCAGGACAAGAATATCACTTTGGGTATTTCTGCCGTTGCCATGGAAAGTGAGACCGATGGTGTGGCTGGCGAGTACCAATGGGAAGGTTCTGCAGTTGTGGAACGGGAATAAGGTATAAACGACAAATGATAGAGGGGGATGGTATTACTGCCGTTCCCTTTTTTTTATATTAAGAACTATGAGTAAGGCAAGTAAATTAGTTGCGGGTGCTATTCTTGGGGAGGATTTCGTAACAATAATGGTGAATGGAAAGACTTATTGTATTTCACCACCTACAATTATAAAATTGGTCAAGGCGGCTAAATACCTTGATAGTTTTGAAGAGGGCAAGACCTTAGCGGAAGTCTTAGGCATGCTTAAGAATTTGGATGATACTTGTAAGGCGTTGTCTGTATTCATACAAGGCGATGAATCCATTAGTGATGAATTATCTAAAGGAACGCTTGAAGAGGTTGTCAATGGCTTACAAACGGCTTATTCCTTAATCTCTATAAAGGATTTTCAGACGCTATCAATTTTGGCGAAGAGTGCGGCAAGGATGATAGCAAAACCACGACCATAGGTAACGATACACTCTTAGGACAGATTGCATCTTTTATGGATAGTCTGCACTTATCTTACCAAGAAGTCGTGAAAGAGATACCTTATAGAAACTTATTGCTGATGGCAAAAGACAAGCAAAGAGTAGCATATGGTGAAGTAATGTATGAGGTAACGGAAGAAGAGTTTGGAATGAACTTCAAAAAAGGATAAGTTTAAAATTATGCAAACAAAACATTAAAAGCACTAAAACGTTTGCAAGTTAGAAAAATATTATTTATCTTTGCAAGCGCAGAACAAAAAGGATAAATAGCGATTTCAGATATTGAATAAGATATTAGAGACACGAAACCCGATGGACTATACCGAAAGGCAGTCCGAGTCACTATTCCTTTGACTTTGCAATCGGTAGTTTCGTGTTTTTGTTTTTAAGAAAAGATGCAAGACGTAAGGTTAATATTCGAGATACTGGTTTCCATGTTGCTTTGCGTTTGTCTCATATTGCTTGCTGTAAGTAGATATAGGCAAAAGAAAAAGCGTGAAGAACCGGAGCGAAAGGAAATGGACTTGATAGACTTCTTTTCTTTGGGAGGAGTTGCCTATTATTGGAACAAAGGTGGTAAGCAGCAGAAATGCTACACATACGAAGAATTTCTGAAAATCAAGGCTGACTACGTGGAGCTTTGGTTGAATCAGAATAGATATATTTTTAACTCTCAATTAGATAGCGATGATATATAAAGTATTTGTTTTGTTGCCGACAATAGTTGTATCAGATGGCATTGTTGGTATAGCTTGGCTAGGAAAGATTTTTAGCTTGCGATATGGAAAGAACAAGAAAAAGAGCAAGAATGTGTCCTTAATGATAGGATATAACACAGGAATGTCTCTTAAGTCGAAAATAGACGATAACGCAGCGGATGATTATTTAAGACGCATTGCCGAAGAAAACAGAATCTAAATTCAAGGGTTAGAGTCCCTTTTTACAACCATATTACTTGTGGTTATTTTTATACATCGGTTTTTATTAACGATTGTTTTTTTATGGTAGATAAATGTATAAAAACGAGCACAAGTTCCCTTATAGATGGACTAAAAAAGATGCTAATTTCACAAAAGACAAAGGTAAGGTAATGTCTTGCTTCTGTTGCGGAGGTGGCAGTTCCTTTGGTTATAAATTAGCTGGCTACGATGTTGTAGCCTGTAACGAGATAGACCCAAAGGTTATGAAGATGTACTTGAAGAATCACGATGTCAAGTATTCTTTCAATTGTGATATTCGTGAGCTGATTGCCAATATCAATATGGGGGGCATATTATGAAGGAAGAGTTGCATAATCTGGATATATTGGATGCTAGTTTTCCATGTTCGGTATTCAGTATTGCAGGTGACCGCCAAAAGGCTTGGGGAAAGGAAGAAGTATTCCGAGAAGGTCAGAAAGCACAAAGGCTTGACGATTTGGCTTTTTACTCAATCGCCCTCGCTAAAGAACTACAACCAAAGGTAGTGGTTTTTGAGAATGTCCAAGGTTTGTTGCAAGGTGAAGCTATCGAGTACGTGAAAGAGATTTACAGTCAGATGGATAATGCCGGATATATCTTGCAGCATTGGTTGCTTAATGCACGTAATATGGGTGTTCCTCAGAATCGACCTAGGGTGTTCTTTCTAGGATTACGCAAAGACCTTTGCAAGCCGTTTATGGTTCAGAAGGATTTGTTCGAGCGAGTGCCTAAGATAGATATGGACTTCAACGAGAAAGAAATTGTTCTGGATGAGTTCTCAGACTATAGTGGAAGACAGATTCCAAAAGGAGTGATGAAGTATTGGGAGCATAGAAACGAGAAAGACAATTCTATCGGTGATATTGTCAAACGGATGGATAATCGTCTTTCTATGTTCAATAATATGTTTCTTAAAAAGGATAAAGTATGCAATACTATATCAGCAATGGAAGATAGGCTTTTGTATTTTGATAATCCAAGTTATATTTCAGCGCATGATACGATTTTAGCATCAACATTCCCGATGGATTATGACTTTAATGGCATGAAGCCTTGGTTTGCTTGCGGAATGTGCGTTCCTCCGGTTATGATGGCGAATGTAGCTGCGAGAATCTGGGATTGTTGGTTGTCAAAGATTAAAAAGGAGGAATGCGCATGATAACAGCAAGTATGACTTCGGGTGAGATGCGTAGAGTACGAAACTTAGATGAAGCTAGAATCTATGAGTTTCAGATGCGAAAAGCTAATGAGCTTAAACGTGAAATGAGAAAGCAGAACGTAAGACAAATAACAAAGACCTTTGAGTTTGCTACACCGAATGCCGATTATTTTATCGTTGTAGGTGTAAAACATGGCGATGTATTTGCTTCCGGTGTGTTCATTTATCTGAAGGAAACTAACGAGTATATTCCTATGAGCAGAAATGAGGGGTATAGCGAGGATTGTTTTGCTATGAGCGTTCATTTTCTGAAGAGATATGCAGAAAGGTATTTGAAAAAGGATTTGCCGATAGCAAAGATATTACAAAAGATATATACATCGTTTACAGGTGCGGTTCAGCTTTATAGTGACGACAAGACAAAAAGGGTGGTGTTTGCTATTCCGGAAGGGCTTATACTCACAGAATACGAGCAAGAAAAGCGTATCATCCACTACAAAACCTTTGTAAGCATGGATATGCTAAAGAAGACACAGATGCAAAGTTACGAGAAGATTAGTGCATTTCTAATGGAATCATGTCAGCAAATAGCTATGGCAAGAGAAGCTGGAAATGACGAAAAGCTGGGCGTTGTGTACAGAAGGTTTTATGATGATATTGATTTACTAGACACTAAGGAGGCGCAAGCCATATATTCAGGTTTCTTTGAAAAAGGAGGTAAAAATGAAAGGTAAATGTGCAACAAGGTTTCTTGGTGATGTTAGACCAGTAAAGGGCTACGAAAGGTATTGTGTTAGCAAACATGGACAAGTTTTTACGATAGGGAGTACATATCAATTAAAGGAAATTTCTCCTTGCAAGACACCAAAAGGTTATTTGAAGGTATGGCTTTACAAAAACGGAAAGCGAAAGATGTTCTATGTTCATCGTTTGGTAGCGCAGGCATTCTTGGAGAATCCAGATGCATTACCAATGGTGAATCATAAGGATTTCGATAAGACAAACAATGATGTTGGTAACTTGGAGTATTGTACTGCAAGATACAATATGACTTATTCGGCTATTGCAAAGAAGACTTCATCCGCATACTTGGGTGTGACGTGGAATAAGAGCGCAAGGAAATGGCAAGCCCAATATCAGATCGGTAAGAAGAAAATCTACATTGGATGCTTTGGTACACAAGAAGAGGCTCATGAAGCTTATGTAAATACTATAAAAGAGATTTAACATGCTAGAATTCGATAGAATATACAATTCCGACTGTATAGAAGGAATGAAGCAAATAGGGAGTGGGGAGGTCAATTTAATTGTTACTGACCCACCATATTGTATCTCCTATAAGACCGGATGGAGAGCAGACGACCATCGCTTTTCGAAGGAAATACTCAATGACGATAATGAGCAATTGATTATTGATTATATGAGCGAATGCTACCGGATTTTGAAGGATGATAGTGCTGCTTATATCTTCTGTAGTGCCAAGACATTGGACTTTTTTATGCAACAAGCGAGGAACGCAGGGTTTACCATTAAGAATGTGCTCATTTGGCGAAAGAACAACCATACGGCTGAAGATTTAGAGGCGCAATATGGGCAATGTTACGAGCCAATCCTGTACTTGAATAAAGGCAGACGAACCATAAACGGAAAGCGTTTGGAGGACGTATGGGACTTTGATAGAGTTCCATCTGATAAATTGGTACATCAGAATGAGAAACCAATTCCCTTGCTTATGCAATGCATCTTGAAATCATCGGACGAAGGAGATTTGGTATTTGATGGTTTTATGGGTTCAGCAAGTACTGCTCTGGCTTGTATGCGAACAAACAGGAATTTCCTTGGATTTGAGTTAGACGGGGAATATTTCAAGGTAGCACAAAAAAGAATCAAAGAAGAAATGTTTAATCAAAAAGATATGTTTGGATATGCTGGAGATAGATAAGATTTATCAAGTTGATTGTCTGGATGGTATGAGCAAGATTGATGACAAATCTGTCTCGCTTATACTCACAGACCCTCCATATGAAATTTCAAGGAATTCCAATTATGCAAAGTCCGCTCCTACTGGTAAAGATACTGATAGATTCCGCATATCTATCGACTTTGGAGACTGGGATAAACAGGAAGCATTTGATATAGGCTCTATGATAAAAGAATCCTACAGGTGCTTGAAAGATGGTGGATATATAGTCTGTTTCTATGATTTGTGGAAGATTGGGGTCGTAAAGGATGCGATGATTAAAGTCGGATTTAAACAAATTAGATTTATAGAATGGATAAAAACAAATCCTGTTCCAATAAATAGTAAGACAAACTATCTCACAAACGCAAGAGAGGTCGCTGTGTGTGGGGTGAAAGGTAAAAATCCTATCTTTAAAAGCGAATATGACAATGGAGTATATAGCTTTCCAATCTGTCGTGATAAGGGGAGATTTCATCCTACCCAGAAGCCTGTTAGTCTTTTCAGAAGCATTATAAACAAGCATTCCTGCAAAGGAGATATTGTACTAGATTGCTGTATAGGTAGTGGAACTACGGCTATTGCGTGTATTCAAGAAAATCGTAATTTTATTGGTTTTGAAACTAATAGAGAGTTTTACGACAAAGCAAACGAGAGAATAGAAAATGAATTAATGATAAAGCAAGATAGTTTATTTAGTAATGAAAGTTAGTGGGTGATATGATGGAGCTAAATAGAATTTATCAAGGTGATTGCCGAAAGCTTCTAAAGCAGCTAGACGATGAATGTATAGACCTAGTATGCTCTGATGTTGCTTATCCGGTACAAGCTAGAGGTGGGCGCAGTAGTATGAGTGGATATTGGACGGATTCTCAAACTAGAAAAGGTAAGATATTCAAGAGTAATGATATAGATATTTCGGAGTATATCAACGAACTATATCGAGTACTAAAGGATAAGACTCATTGCTATCTTATGTGTAACGACTATAATCTGATGCACTTTCTAGATGAGATAGGACGGAGTGAGTTTCACTTCACAAAGTGTTTAATATGGGATAAATGCACTAAGGTGTGTGGAACGTATTATATGAACCAAAAGGAGTATATCATTATGCTTCGTAAGGGAGGTGGAAAGCCAATTAATGAGTTTGGCACATCTGACATTCTGAGTGTTCCTATTCCAACCAACAAACGCAGGGATAAAGAAGGATTGATCAATCAGACCGAAAAACCTGTTAAGTTGATGGAGATTCTAATCAGGAACTCAACAAATGTAGGTGATATTATTCTTGACCCATTTATGGGGAGTGGCACAACAGCAAGGGCTTGCGTTAATCTTGAAAGAAAGTATATAGGCTTCGAAATAGACCAGCGGCAAGTAGATTTTGCCAATAACGAATTAAAGAGCATGAGTAGGCAATTAAGTCTGTTTTAAAACAATGGATATGAGTATGGTTATTCAATGTAACCCAGTTGTAAGAAATGGGAATAAAGAGATAACGGATGCTCTGATAAAAGCCATTAAGGATGAAGCCTCAAAGCGTGGGTTGGTACGTGAAGAATTGGTTGAATATTGCAATCAATTGTTAAGGAAAGGCGAAATCAAGGCTTGTGTTGAGAATTTGTTTTATAATTTCAAACGTTATTTTTGGAGGTATTATTGATATGAGAAGAAGAAAGTTGAACAAGTCTCCAGTGCTAGGTCTCTGCGGATTTGTTGTCGGTTACGAGTGCAAGGAAAAGGGAATAAAGCTGATGGAGTGCGATAAGGCGCAAGCTGATGCAATCATAGTTCCTCATCACTTTTCACACAAGGTAACGAAGAATAGTTGCTTGAATCTTTTGGTATTGTACAAAGGCAAGATTAGGGGTGCTATGCAAATTGGGTATGGAATTCGACCGCATATCAAGACTGAAAAGGGCGAAGTGTTGGATTACCATCAAGTGAGGGAATTTGACTGAATGTGGTTGTCTGATGATATGCCAAAGTATAGCGAAACCATTTGCCTTTCTCTCTTGCACAAGTATATTAGGGCAACGCATAAGGAAATCAAGTATCTTATATCTTACGCCGATACGTCCATAGGTAACAAGGGAACTATATATAAAGCTGCAAACTATGAACATATTGATACCATTAAGGCTGATTTCTATGTATTACCAAGTGGTGAACGTGTGCATCCGGTAACTATGTGGCATCGGCACAAGACAAGAGTGTGGGAGGTTCTGACGGAACTATACCCAGGAATAAAAAAGGCAGAAGGGTTTCAACTTAAATTTCTGAAGAAGTTATGAAGAAAAGAAATAAATATATTCCTTGTCATTTGCATCCAGATCCTGAGCATTGGGTTAGAAAAGGTCAATCTTGGAAGGCGAAGGTCGCTTATGAAAACGAGGATGATGCTTGGGAATTTCTGAATCAGAATCCGAAGTTAAAGGCACTCGGTTGGCATCCTTACTTATGCAAGGTTTGCTCAAAGTGGCATATTGGTAGGTTACATAATTAACGATTATGAAAAAAGAAGATAGACTTAAAATATATCGCAAATACGATGGGCATTGTGCTTATTGCGGTAAGAGTATAGAGTATAAGGATATGCAGGTTGACCATCTTGTTCCGAAGAATCGAGGTTGTTACTCTCGGTGGAGCGACAAGGAGGGAAGGTTTGTCGTTTTTCATGGCGATGACTGTATGGAGAACTATATGCCATCTTGCAGGTCTTGTAATCTTCGTAAGCGTGATATGAGTTTGGAACAATTTCGCTCAGAGATTACTAGACAGGCTAAAGGATTGCTTAATGGTAAGGCTTCTTTCCAAGTAAAGATGTCGCTCGCTTATGGCTTAATAGAAGAGCACTTTGATAAACAAATTGAGTTCTACTTTGAGAAATTTAAATAGTTGAGAATATGAAGAAGTTTAAGAAGTCGATAGAGATTAGCACTAAGAATATTTCAGACGTTCTTCAAGTGCCAATTGTTACAAGTTTATACAAGACTAAGAATTTTAAAAACCCTTGTCTTGAAGGTCGTAGCGTTCCTTATGATACTATAGCACTGATGTATGTTCATATCGAAGGCTTTGATAGCGATTTTTGTATTGACCAAGGCTACATTCTCGCTCTTGACATTTGTGATACCTGGTATGCCTTTTCAAAAGCAGGGTGGGAGAAACATAAAAACGATGAGGTATGAAGAAGAAAGGATATTACGAATACGACCAGCCCATTTACCCACACTTATTGTGTGTTGGGGTTGGGTTGCAGTTTGAGGATGCAAAGAAAGCATTCTTGAATAATGATGGTACGGATATTGAAAAGTACGATTTTTTAAATGGTGATGGATTTACTTATTACGGACTTCACATAAGAGAAACAGGAAGAAAGTGCGTTCTTGTTTTATTCAGTAGCAGTAATGCTATGCGTATGAATGTAATTTGTCATGAGGCTAGTCACGCTTGTGATGCTATCGAGGGTAATATTGAAATGGAACATGGTGGAGAACCATCTGCCTATCTGATAGGTTGGATAGCATCATGTATCAATAAGGCTCGTTTGGGAATCGGAGATTTTGTTGAAATCGTAGATAAGGAAGAAAAATAGCCCAAAGGCAAAATACCCTTTGGTGTTTACCCCATCACTATATATAATAATGTAGTGGTGGGGATTTTTGTGTTAACGTCAGCAAATTATTTGTTTGTATTATTATAGAGTGTTAAATGATAAAAGAAATACATTAAATAACTTGCATATTTCAAATATTCTTTGTATCTTTGCATCGTAATTAAGAAACAAGGTTACTGATTAAAAATGGTGAGACACACCATAAAAACTGTAAGAAGAAAATGAAAAAGTTTTTTGAAAACTTATCAGAAAAGATTGAAGATGCGGCTTTTGAGGCGCAGCTTGATGATTTTACTTGCGAGTTTGATGCTATTAACAAACCAGCCGAAATCGTGGTGTCTGTTAAGAGTAGAAAGGTTATTCATTCAAATGGAAACGTTTCTTCTTATCCATATTACAATGTAGATAAGATTAATATCTATGATGAAGACGGAAAAGACGTTTCTTCAAAATATCCTTTGTTCTGCCAAAGAGTTAAGGATTGCGTGCCTTCTTATAAAGGTGTTGAGAATGACTTGACGGAGGCAAATATGAGCGATACCGAGCTTTATTTTGGCTCTGAAGCTAATTATTTGCGTTATAAGTATGGAAACTAAATGGTTGGGATATGGAGTACGAAAATAAGTTTGTAGGTCTTTCGTCTGTAACGAGTAACGACCTTAAAATATTAAGGTATGAACTAGAGTATGGATGGAAATTGGCTCTTATACCAAATGATGTATGGTACAACTAATTACATTAAAGATTTCAAATTATGGCAGATTATAAAGTTGAAGTAGATTTATCGGATTTATTCGATGATATGACCATCAGTGAACAGAAGAGCTTTTTAGTTGATAAGTTCTGCTCATTACCAACAGGCTCGATGGAAGAAGTAGTTGGCGAAATGCTGGAGAACCTTAATGGCGATCAGACAGCTAAAGTTATAGAAGACGCTTTTGACAACTTGCATGAGCAAGCCCAGGAGCACGTAATCAACTATGAGAACGAATAAGGATATGATGTTTGGAGAAATGATTACTCGCAGATGTCTGCTTACCTTGGATGGGGGGGCAAAGATTCAAGCCGTCCTCACTATACCGAAGCCTACAAAGCCCATCTTCCCAAAGGAAATGGAGCGTCAGTTCATTAAGAATTTCAATGAATCGCAGACGAATGCGGTTCACAAGGTTATTAAGTGTCACATAATGAGAAATTAGTTATGGAAACAAAAGTAGAAGTAAAGACTATTCCTTTGCATGGATTGTTCATCCATCGCAAGCAGGTTTGGCGTTCACTCGGTAAGCTGAGAGCTGAAAGCCATTCTACGACAGCGCAAAAGGTGTTTATGAACGAGCATGATACCGAGGTATCAACTGAGAATGCTGATTTCATTGATGGCTTGAAAGTCACTCCTTACGATGGTGAGCTGCCCAAAATATCAAAATACGTTGGTAGTATGAGTTACTACCAGTATTGTTTAACGCAAAAATTGGTTTAGTTATGAAAGAAAAGATAAACATAGTGGAAATCCTAAAGGATAAGCCGCAAGGAACGAAGTTATATTCTTCCGCTTGTGGTAAATGCAAGTTAGAAGAAGTGGATGATAAAAGTTTCAAAATATCCTTCTATAATTCAAAATTTGGTTTTATGAATGGTGGAGAAGGGTATCTTGATAAAAATGGCAAATTGTATGATGATGGAGAATGTGTCGTTTTTCCATCAAAGGAAATGCGTGATTGGTCTAAGTTCGCTTGGAAGAAAGGCGATGTGCTGATGGCTGATTTAGATAACATCTGCATCTTCGATAAGTGGAATAATGACGAATACACAGAGTTTGATGCAGCGTTTGTAACTCCTGATTATAGGAGTGATGTCCTCAAAACAAAGTACTGGCACAAGGTGATAGGCGTAAATGTCATCAGGCGATATATCTCCAAAATCGAGAGAAATAATGGAGGTAAGTTAAACCTCACCACATTGGAGATTGAAAAAGCTCAGCCTGAGTTCAAGGATGGAGATATACTATGTGTAATTGAAAGTTCTAACAATTATCACTATATACTTATATACGAAGGTCAAGATGATGAACATATTTATCGCTATGTAACAATGCTTGAGAATAATTCTTTAATTATAGAAAAGGGTTCTTATTTTACAAAACCAAAAGACTATTCTATGCGCTATGCCACAGAAGAAGAGAAGCAGCAGCTCTTTGGAGCTCTAGAAAAGGAAGGCAAGGCTTGGGATAGTGAGAAGAAGCAAGTTGTTAACTTGAAGCCAAAGGTCGAGTTTAAACCTTTTGATAAGGTGCTTTGTCGAAATTCTAAGGATGATACTTGGGAAGCTGATTTCTTTGCTCGTCTTACACGAAAAGAAATTGATTACACGCAGAGTGGTAAGTATTTATGTGTAGGAGATTTATGGATGTATTGTATCCCTTACAACGAAGAGACAGCACATCTACTAGGAACGACTGATGAGTGGAAAGGAGGTGAGGGATGAAAGGATTGTGTAGTTACTGCTCCAGATATTTTTTTTGTAGCAAAAGACCCAAACAAAATGAGGAGGATGTAATACTTTGTTCAAGCTTTACCCAGAATAATGATAACGAAGAAACCATTTGGGAGCAGAGAAGATATGAGATAGCAAAAGATGTTGCAGCAGGTCTTGTGCAACGTCCTAACTCTACGTATGACAGTATTGTTAATTCTGCCATCAAAATCGCAGATAAATTAATAGAACGTTTAAAGGAGAAGTAAGTTATGATAGACGATAAGAAAATAGAAGAAGCTGCACAAGGAGCAGCAGACTTGTATGAGCAAGACTTGCCTATAATGTCTTATAATGAAGACACAGAGGTTGACGGTCAGCATCACTTCTGCCAAGAATTTGGCGCTGAGTTGTTTAAAGATGGTGCAAACTGGGCAATCAATGAGTTCTTGAAGGACTTGTGGCATCCTGCTAGCGAAGAGCCGAGAAAAGACGTTTCCATTATAGTAGAAACACATAATGACAAGAATATGTTTTACTATGCTTGGAACAGATGGCAAGATAATTTTTATCCATCGTGGACTGACGCAGTTCTTTGTAGTAGAGTTTCTCGTTGGCTCTATATTGATGATTTATTTCTAAAGGAAGGAGGTGAGCAATGAAAAAGAATAAACACTCATTAAAGATAAGTCGTAGCTGCTTTGGCGATACTACCCTTGATGGTTATCCTATAGCAACATATTCAAATGATGAATTGAAGATTCTAAAGAACCTGCTAACACAGGTTTTGAGTGAAATAAATGAATATATAAAAGACTAGGCGTATGAAAGAGCTTAAAGATTTGGTTGCTGGTGATGAAGTACTAGTTACAGGTACATTTCACAGACGTATCGCCAAGGTTGATAAAGTGACAAAGACTCAAATTATTATTGATAACGCTAGATTCAGAAGAGATTCGGGCTGGCAATGCGGTAGTGATAGATGGAATGTTAGAAGAATATATGTTCCTACAGAAAAGGAAATATCAGATATTAAAGAAGAGAATTTTCGCAAGGAGCTCCTCTATGCTATCAGTTCTTTTGATTTCAAACGCTTATCAACAGATGAGTTAAAACAAGTGTACAATATTGTAAAAGGTAAAGAAAATGAAAGAGCTTAAAGTTGGCGAAAGAGTTGTCTTGGATATCGTTGTAACTGAGACTGTAACTTGTGCGGGTTGCTTCTTTGAAAGTAAGGGTGCTTGTGAAGTTTGGAGAAAATATCCATGCGCAAGTAAACAACGCTCAGACCACAAGAATGTAATCTTTAAAGAAGTTAAGGAGTAGCTATGAGTAGAAATTTAATGAGAATGGCGTTGATGATGGCTGCTACGGCAGCTTACGCACAAGATGATATTTTCGGGTATTCAAGTCCCAGACTTGACGCACCAAGTGGCAATATTCCATCCGACAAACAGAAGTGCCAGCCAAAGGCGCAGCATGAGTTCACCATCAAGGGTGTTAAGATTATGGCAGCTTCAAAGAAAGATGCCATCAAAAAGTTTAATCATCGTAAAAAGTAAAGAGATATGTTATACGAAGCAAAAGAAGGAACAAAAGCCTACGAATACATTAAGGGTATTATTGATGCTGAATATGAAGAGTATCAAGCCTACATCGAGCGAGTAGAAGAAGCCGTAGGCTTCGAGTTTCAGAAATATCAAGGCTATCAGCCTAACCGAAGTCTGCTGCGAGAGTACGAGATAACCGCCATTTGGATACCAACCGAACGTTACGAAACAATGGATAAGAAATTGTGGCGAAAGGTCGATAGTAATATGTTTGTCGATGGCAACTATGTTGCCATATCGCCTAACAAGCGGTGCAAGCAAGGCAAAGCTATCTCCTCCGTCTTCAAGTCCTTCAAGCCAGTAACTAGCTTTTGGGATTTAATGAAGGAACTGGATTTATGTGAGCCGGATTCCCGCAGCTTCTCCATCACACAGCTCTTGCGTCACAAAGACCGCATTTTTGCCTTCTTTGATGATAGCATCCGAGCCGAGAAGCACAACTCTGATTTCAAGGAAATCACGATAGGTGAGTATGAGGATTTCATTAATAGCAAAGATTAGAGCGTATGGGTAAGTTAGAATATATACCAGGAGATTTGGTGATGACAAACGGAGTACCACTAGGTACTGCAAAGGATGTTGTTTATAGAGTAACCTCGTCAGACCCATCTAAGACTTTAAAGTTAGACGATGAAACAGTTCTGAAAGGTGTTGTCCGCTTAGAGAATATCGAAGGTGCAGAATTTGGAGATAAAGGTTATCTCTTATGTGACTGCTGTGCTTGGGTTAAGGATATTGTCCCTATTAATCTTGTGCCCGAAATTTTGGAGAAGAATGGATGGAATAAATCCATAGGCTGGTCTTACGTTGGCAGTAAAGAGCGTCGTGGCTATCAGTTTTCCAAGGAACTAGATGACAAATGGGATGAGCTTGATAGAATGACTTATGGCGACTTACAAATCTGTCAATGTGAAAATCTTAGAGATTGGAACTATATAAATGAATGTAATCACTATTTTCATTTTGAATTTACCTATGTTCACGAACTCCAACATTTATTATATGCCTTGCATATAGATAGTAACTTAAAAATATAACGATATGGTACAGAAATATATAGTTGGTGATGTTGTTAAGTATGACAACAAAATCATGGTTATCAAAGAACCAAGAGACGGAAATCACTTTGACTTATCTTGCCCTACAGAAGGATTGGTGTATTGTCTTGTTGATTTTGATGAGATAAAACCTGTGGAGCTTACTCCAGAAATTCTAGAAAAGAATGGGTGGGAACATAATGATGACGTGTATTTTAAAGAATACCATCAACGAAAGCTAGTAATCATGGATGGTGAAGCGTTTATAATTAATGAAAGTTGTAGATTGTTCCTCTGTAATGTTGAGTTTGTTCATCAATTACAGCACCTTCTCTTTGGACTTGGACTTAATCACGAAATGGAGGTGTAGGTATGGCAAAGAGAATTGTTGAAGAAACTCTTGCTAATGGAGAAAAACGTTACTCGGTTCAGAAAAATACAATTTTAGGAATACCAGCTTGGTGGCATACAATGTCATTTATGACTAACGATTGCATTCATTGTGAAGCAACGTTTGATACTATAGATAAAGCAATAAGTTTTTGTGGAATAGACAAGCAGGTTGTAAATAGCAAAGTCCTTGAAATCAAACCGGCTTGCGTCAAAGATATGATGAGTAAGGATAAACTTGCAGAAGAAGATTTAATTAATCTTAGAGGCGCATTGACATTACTTTGCAACAGATATGAAAAAAGTATAAGGATAGAAGAATATAAGGCAGCAGAAGTTGTGAGTAAATTTATTGATAGAATGTTGGGTGTTTAACCGCCTTCGGGCATAAAAGAAAGAAATAATGGAAGAAAATAAGATAATTTCATACAAGGGATTCGATGAGAATATGCAGTGCCGTGGCTTCCAGTATGAGGTCGGCAAAGAGTACAAAAAGGAAGGAAATATCAAGTGTTGCGAGCGTGGTTTTCATGCTTGCAAGTCTCCGATGGAAGTTTGGGACTACTATGACATGTTGACATCACGATTTGCAAAGGTAGAACAGTCTGGCAAAATTGATAAAGAAGATAACTCGACTAAGGTTTGCTCATCTAAAATCAAAATAGCTGCTGAGTTGAATCTTGGTGACATTATCAAGTTAGGCGTTGAGTGGATAAAAGATATTACATCGCCATCTAAAGTTAAAGCTACTGATGAGCTAAATGATAATGGCGGTTGCTCTGCTAAGATTGGTTCTAGCGGCTACTCTGCTAAGATTGGTTCTAGCGGCTACTCTGCTCAGATTGGTTCTAGCGGTAACTCTGCTAAGATTGGTTCTAGCGGCTACTCTGCTCAGATTGGTTCTAGCGGTAACTCTGCTAAGATTGGTTCTAGCGGTGACTATGCTCAGATTGGTTCTAGCGGCTACTCTGCTCAGATTGGTTCTAGCGGTGACTATGCTCAGATTGGTTCTAGCGGTGACTATGCTCAGATTGGTTCTAGCGGTGACTATGCTCAGA